ATGCCTACGAGGGGCGCCGCGGACGTTTGCGGGGTACTCCCCCACCCCCTTGCGGGTTGGCCGCCGCGGTCACGGTCGCCAGTAGCGCGGGGTCTCGTACGTGCAGCCGTCGGGCTCGCCGTCGGTCGGCAGCTTGTCGCTCTTGTCTCGGTTGCACTTGCGATGGCACGCCTGCACGTTGTCGAGCGTGTCCGTGCCGCCGCGAGCGAGCGGCGTTATGTGGTCGATCTGGAAGCTGAGCAGGTGATCGGATGGCAGGCTGTAGTCGATCGGCTCGCCGCACTCGCCGCAGTCATCACCACGGCGCTTGATAATGCGACGGAAGCGATCGCGCCGCGCTGTGTTGCGGCCCTCGCTCATGGCTCACTGCTCGCTGTATGGCTCATACGCAACGGGCCGTGTGGCCTTGTGTGCGGGCCTGCGTGCGGGCTTGCGTGCAGCCTCAGCCTCATTCATTGGCGTGTACACGGTGGGCGTGTGTGCGGCCTTGTCTCCCATGCTGATTGCCTGCAGTGCAGCGTTGCGTGCGGCAGGGTCCATAGCGGGGGGCTTCTGTGCGGGGGCCTCTGCAGCGGGGGCCTCAGCAGCGGGTGCCTGGTCGGTCATGTTGGTGTGTCCTCTCAGAGCTTGAACGGAAACGGCAGCCCGTCGAACAGGTCGCGGATAGCCGCCCGCACCCGGTCGTCGAGCTGGTCGAGGTTGGGCAGTGCGCCCTTGATCAGTGCGAGCACGTCGTCGTCGAGGTCGCTCAGATCGGGCAGCCGTTCCTTGACGGCCTCGACCAGGGCCTCGATTGCTTCGGCCTTGAACTCGCGCAATTCCTGCGCCAGGCGTTCGGCGATAATCGGGGCCATCGCGGCGCCGACGGGTGCCAGAATGCGGCCGATCGTTTCGGGCAGCTTGCTCGCCTTCTCGGGCGTTTCGGCCATATCGGGCCAACCTTTCGGGTAAGTAGGTGCCCGTCGCCGGATCGCGTCGACCATGTGGCGCGGCGCTGCAGCTCGGCTCTGCGCGGTGACCAGCCAGCGCGGCCCTGTTGCTGCAGCGGATTACGCCGAGGCGCAGCGCGCCAATTGTCGGGATCACGGCGACGGGCGAGACGCCGACCGGCGCGCGGGGATAGGAGGCCGCGCGGCCCTGGTCGACGCCTGGAATGGAGACGGCCCCAACGCCCCATTTCGGGGCGCCGGGGCCGTTTGGGTACAGCTGTGCCGTTGCGGATCGCAGTCTAAAAGCGACGCACGCCAATGGCGCCACATGTGTGCCATCTGTGCCCGAAACGACAAAACCCCCGCCGTAGCAGGGGTTTTGTACTTGATCAGCAGCCGTGGCAGAACTTCCACCAGGGCAGGCCGCAGCCGCGGCAGATTATGCGGCCGTTGGTGCGCCTGCCGTCGAGCTTGCTCGCGGCCTCGGCCGTTTCGCCGTGTCGCACCGCGCCGTTGTTCAGGATCACGTCGAACAGTTCGACTCGGTGCTCGGGCTTGTCGTGCTGCGCTTTGTCGGCCGCAATCTTGCTGTGGTCGAGCGCCGCAAGCATTCCCTTGGTGTAGTCGGCGAACCGGCCGATATCCACGCCGTCGGCCTGCAGGTTCCAAGCGCCGTCGGTGCCGCGCAGGTGCAGCACGTAGGCGATACCGGCAATGATGGCTTCCCAGCAGGTCGGGTCATAACCGGACCAGTAGCCGCCGGGCTCGCCGCGGAACGGGTGCAGCCATTCGATACCCGAAACGATCATTTTGGGCTCCTATCCCTCTGTGTAATTTTCAATCCCGCAGCGCCGGGGCGCTGTTGGTATGCATACAGTAACCCGTCGCGTGTATGTATGTCAACACCAGAAACGAAAACGCCCCCGACCATGTGGTCGAGGGCGTCGTCGCCGTGGTCAGCGCCACCAGCCGGTGCCGAGCTTCGGCTGACACTGCTTGTAAATCTTGAGCGCCAGGTGATCGTGCACGTATTTGTGTCGGCTGATCGGCACTCGGATGCCATCGAGAATCCAAATCTCGTGGTTGCCGCCCTCACGTTCAAACTCGAACGTCAGGCCCTTGGCGCGAGCAGCCTTGCGAATCTTGGCGATAACCTCGGTGCGGTTCGGCATTTGGGGCTCCTATCCCTGTTGAGTTGTTGACATGCATACAGTAGCACGACTGTATGCCTACATACAACAAGCGCCCCCAAGCAATTCAGCTCAGGGGCGCCACGGGCAAGGGCCGCCGCAGGTCAGCGCGTCATCGTGACCTCGACCTCGATCGACTCGACCGGCACGTCGAGCCACGTTGCAATCAGGTCGCGCGCCATCGGCGCCACCTCGTCGGCGCCGCGGGCCTGCGTGTACTGCTCGATTTCGGGCACGTACACGAGCAGCCAACCGGGCTCGCCCGGCGTCGCAATCGCCGTGTATTTCGTTGCGCTATCCATGTTCTCAGCATACCTCCACATTGCCGCCCATACGCCACCAGGACCGACGAAACGCCCCCGGTCGGTGTCAGCGATGCCGGGGGCGTTCTCGTGGCTCTCAGCGCCTCACAGCGGCACCGGCGCGGCCGTCAGCCAGCGATCCACGTCGGCCGGGTCGTCGCCCTCGACGCCCACCTCGACCATTGCGTCGATCACCCGGCAGAGCCAACGCTCAGCGACGCGCAGCGCCCCGGCGCGGTAGTCGATAATCACGCCCTCGCCCTCGCGGGCGTACCGCACCGGCGCGGCGTCGCCGTCGTCAAATCGCTGCCAGCCGTGGGCCGCCGCGGTGACGGCGTGCCGATCGCGGTCGGACAGCTCGGGGTGCAGCTTGATCCACTCGGCCACGATCGCGGCCAGCAGGTCGCGCCCGTCGCGGCCGCTGTTGCGGATCATCTGCACCGTGTCGGCGTCGAGGTTCTCGTCGATCATGTACCGCGCAGTGGCGACGGCAAGCTCGTGATCGACGCCCCCGGCGAGCACCTCGGTGATCCGGTAGGCGCCGTAAGTCCAGTCCACGAGCGGGTTGTCGTTGCCCTCTCGGGTCAGCGCGATGAACTCGCCCGTGGTGTCGTCACCCTCAACCCGGCAATGGCTGGCAACGGCGATCTTGACCAGACGCTCGCGGGCGTCGGCGATCGTGTCGTGCTCGGTGACCTCGGTACGGCCGTGAAGCTGCACAATCATCTTGAACATTTGGGGCTCCTATCCCGTGTTGTTGATATGCAAACAATAGCGCCATAGCTGTATGCATGTCAACACCGCTCGAGCATTGGCTAGCTGAGCTAAGCAAACCGGCGGCGCACGACGCGCGAAACGCCCCGAGGCAATCACCTCGGGGCGCTTTGCTGACTCTTGAGCCCGCACCGTCACGACCAGCGACAACGGGCTCGCCGGCCTGGCTTGCCGGCGTTAGCTGGTACCGAACAGCCGCCGCAGACGGTCACGGTCCAACTCTTGCCGAGCGTGGTCGAGCTGCCACGTCATCGACTCCTCAAACCGCTGCAGCCCACGCATGAGACGCTCACGCTGCTGCTCGGTCATGTCGGCGAGCCGGGTATCGAGGTCAGTCACAAAATCACCTCCCGCGCCTGATCTTTCGGCACCGCGACAGCCTCGTGCACGACGAACACGGTCGACGGAAGGAACACCGGGCCGTCGGCGCCGAGGAACGCCGGGGAGCCCTGCACCGGCTTACCCTCGCGCGCCATCTGCTCGCGGGCCTCGGCCTGCGTGCCACGCCAAACCTCGTGCACCTCAACGGCGACCAGGCCCTCAGCCTCGGCGTGCCGCTGCGCGCTCTGGTAGGCGTTGCGGGCGATGTAGTCCTCGAACTGGTCGACGCCGACGCTCTGCCGGGCTCGCTCGTCGTACGGCAGCACGGTGACGAGCTGCTCGCCCACCTTGTCGCCGATCGCCCCGACCCACTGCGGGCCGTAGCTCAGCCGGTTGCGCTTGATCCGGTACGTGTGCGTCGTGGGTCGAGCCAGCGGGGCGTGCGGGTCGATCGGCGAGAATGTCGGGTCGAACGGCGGCGGCGTCGCCACGTTGAAGTACGGCGACAGCTCGCCATTGGGCCACGTCGGCACGTCGCGGGTAGTCCCGGCGAGCGGCCCGTCGAGGAACATCACGGACTCGCTACCCATGCCGAACCGCCTGCCACACATGGGCAGCCAGCCGCCGCAGCCACACGACGACATGCTCGGGCTTGCTGCGCATGGTGCCCACGTACGACATGTCGGCCGACCAGAACCGCACCACCGGGCCGGGCAGACGGCCCCACGCATACGGCGCCCTCAGCGCGTCCCAGCGGTCGAGAACGCCATACACGGCGTCATACCACCAGTCGGCCACACGATCGCCGACAGCGGCGAACACGGCGGCCACCGCGGCGAACAGCACCCGCATGAACACGCGCAGCGCGTCCCACACGTCGACCGCGGCCTCGCGCACCGTCGGCGGCGCCGGGGTCACGGTCACGCCGAACAACTGCGCCAGCCACAACGGCGGGCCGGGCATCAGCTGCCGCGGGAACTGCAGCGAGAACGACAGCTCACGCCGCTGCCGATTCCGCGCAGCGGCGGCGACGATCACCTGCCTTTGCCACGGCGTCAGCGGCTTGTCGGCACCCTCGGCGGTCGAGCTGACGATCGGCTCGTCGCCGGTCACGTAACCACCTGGCGCGTACGAATAGTCGGCCATCAGAACACCCTCGATTCTCGGCGCTCACCGCGCCGCTCGATCAGGCCCGAAAGCCCGTTGTCGTCTCGAATTTCCATGTCGTGGCCGCGCACGTGGCGGCCCATGTGCCCCCAGATGAACAACACACACCCGCCGCTGCGCTCGTACGTAATCGACTGGCGGCCGTTCACGGCACTGATCTTCATGTCGAGGTCGACGTGAGCGAGCCTCTGCGCGAGCCGAAATGCGCTCTCAGACTCGACCGCCCTCGCCGACCAGAACGCCACGTCGAGCCCGCGGCGGGCGTTGGCGAGCGCGATATCGAGCAGGGCCGTCGTCTTGCCGCACTGCCGCCAGCGTGATGACAACAGCAGGCTGTGCGCGTTCGGGTCGTCCATCATCTACTGCCCCTTGACGTTCAAGACCTGCCGCAGCTCGGCGTCGACCGCGACCAAGCTCTCGGCGTCGCGCATCACAACGTCGATCGGCTTGTATGCGTCGGGAATCTCGTCGACCCACGCCTCGCCCTTGCGGTACTCGATGCCCTGCATACGCGCGTCGAGGTCGTCGACCGTGAACAGCTTGCGCGCCTTGGTGCGCGAGAACCGGCGGCCCGCACCGTGCGGCGCCGAGCACAACGCCTCGGGATTACCCTTGCCGGTCACGACATACGAGCAGGTGCCCATCGAGCCCGGAATCAGGCCCCGCACACCGGCGTTCGCGTCGATAGCCCCCTTGCGGGTCAGCCACACCTCACGGCCGCCGTGCGTTTCCTTTTGCGTGTAGTTGTGGTGCGCGTTGATGGTCTCGACGATCGTCTCGGCCGGGTAGCCGGGCGCGCCGATCCAATGATTGAACGCCTGCGTGAAACGGTCCATCATCTCAGCGCGGTTGTAGTACGCAAACCGCTGCGCCCAACGCAACTCGACGAGGTAACGGTCGAACTCGACAGTGCCCTCGACGAGGTACGCCAGATCGGTGTGCGGCACATGCAGCCCATTGGCGAGGCAATAGCCCTGCGCGGCCTTGATGTGCTTCTGCGCGATCTTGTTACCGACACCGCGAGAACCACTGTGCAGGAACAACCAAACGCGGTCGAGGTGGTCGAGGCACAGCTCAATGAAGTGATTGCCGCCGCCCAGCGTGCCGAGCTGCTCGCGCCACTTCGGGGAGTGCGACAAGTCAACATCGAACCGGGTAGCGACGAGCTGCAGCCAGTCCAGCCGCGCGCTGGTGAACTCGAAACGGTCCAGCCGCTTGTTGTATCCCCCTGCGCTCATTGGGATTGCGGACTCGATCGACTCGCGCAGATCGGCGAGGTTCAGGTCGGCGATATCGGCGCCGGTGTACGTGGTGCGGGCCGCGATCATGCCGCAACCGATATCCACGCCTACCGCGGCCGGGATCACAGCGCCCTCGGTCGGGATCACTGTGCCGACACTGCTGCCCTTGCCGAAATGCGCGTCTGGCATGAGCGCAACGTGCGGATAGACGAAAGGCAGGTCGGCGATCTGCTGCGCCTGCGCGAGAGTCTGGTCGTCAACCTCGCTGGCAAAATTGATCAGACGGTCGTTGATTACCGTTGGCGACACAATGGCCCCTATTCAGTTGTGATTCAGTCGTTTTGCTGGTCAAGCACCTATGACGTAACCACACACAAACGCCCCCGGCTGACCTTTCAGCGGGGGCGTTTCGTCGGCGTGTCGCGGCGAGTCAGTCAACCCAACCGGGCACCACCGTGACCGGGATACCTTGCGATCGCCACAGCTCGACAACCTCGGGATTGTCGTCGATCGCCCCGCGAATGTCATAGTGCCGCAGCAGGTACCGCAGAATTTCGAGCTTCACCACACGATCGCTACGCCGGTCGCCGTCCTGCCGGTGAAACGGCCCGTCGAACGGCACCGGCATATACCGATCCAGCCACGCCCGCGTAACGCCATGCCACCGCTCCATGCGGGCCGTGACAACGATCGGCACCATGCCGAGCGCGGCCGTCTCGGCGGCGTAGTCGAGCGCGACCTGATTCGGCGGGCAGTCGGCACTACCGGCGTGAAAGCTGTCGAAGTCTTTCAGCTCACGAGGCCGCATCACGAAATGGCGCACCGAGGTGACATTGCACAGGGTGCCGTCAACGTCGAGAATCCGCGCGGGCCGCCGCATCACATCACGCACACGTAGCCATGCGAGCCGAACAGGTCGGCGTCGACCTGCCCGCACCCGACACAACACCCGCAGTCGACACACCCGCAGTTGCGGCACGCGCCGAGGTCGTCGAGCACCTGGTCGTAAATCGGCTCACCCGGCACCCACGTGAGCCGCAGCCACTCGTCGCGGGTTATCTCGACAGCCTCGCCGTCGGCCCCGCGGCGCCAGTAGTGCATACCCGTCGAGTCGCTGCGCATCATGGCGTACCCGATCATGCGCGGCCGGTCGTCGAGGCAGGCGCCGCGCAGCTTGCCGTCGACCAGCCGCTCACGGCACGCCAAACCGGGGCCGTCCTCAGTGCCGTGATTGTGCACTGGCATTACGCCCCCTCACCCTCGCCGACACAACCGCCGCAGTCGTAGCCACACGCCCAGTACGGGTGCAGGCCCGTGTTCTCGTCGGCGTCGACCAGCTCGTCGATCCGCTGCGCGTCGAGCGCCCACACCCAACCACCGGCGCCGTTCTGCACGCGCACCGCGCGGACCTTGCCCGCGGCTGCCATCGCGTCGACGACGGCCCGGTCGACGCCGAGCAGCCGAGCAGCCCGGCGGGCGTGATAGTTCGGGAACGGCGCCGTGCGCAACACCTCGATACTCACCACAAACCCCCTTGCGTCTCATCCACATAGCCAAGCTGCACCCACTCGTCGCCAAGCTCGCCGACCGGCTCAACCGGCAGCGGGTCAACCGGCACGATCGCGCAGCCACCGCCCGCCAGCTCGAACACCTGCGCCCACGCATCGCCGTACACCTCGGCACGCTCGGCAGCCGCGGCGACGACCGGGGCCTCACGGGCGACCACGAGGTCGACGAGCGTCGCCGGGTGCACCGGGCACAGCGGGTTGTGCTCCATCTGCGAGCCGGGCTCAACGGCGCCGTAATGCGTCGTCCACAGCGACGGGTCGACGTACGGGCACGTGCACGTGTTCAGCGCGTCATAGTCGGGGTGCGCCTGCGTCGGGTCGCTCGTCCAACCCCACTGCGACATATCCAGGCCCGCGGCCTTGACGGGCCGGTACCACGTGCGGCCGTTCGTGTCGGTGCGCGCCGGGTACTGCTCAGCGATGCTCACGACGCCATCACCTCGCGCTGCACAGGCTGTGCATCGTCCTGCGTGTGATGGTCGAGAATGCGCACCACGGTGCTGTATCCGACGCCCACCTTGCGCGCGATCATGCTCGGCTTAACGTCGGCCTCGTGCTCGGCGAGCACCTCGGCGACCTTGACGCGATCAATGCGCGTCACACCGGCAGCGAGGATCGCCTCGGCTGCGGGCATGTGTGCAGCCAGCGCGTCGCTGGTCGCGGCCTCGCGGGCGATCAGGTCAGCGACCGACACCGCACCCGAGGGCACCGGATCGTGCACCGACGCCTCGGTGACGTGCACCAGGCCGTCGGCCTCATGCGCGACGAGGTGCGTCTCGGGCTGCGAATCGGCCGGCAAAGGAACATGCAGGTCAGCGGGCTGCGCAGCAGCGTGCACCACCTGCGCACCCGTGTGCACCACCTGCGCAGCGACGTGCACCGCAGCGTCGAGCACCTCGCCGCGCTGCGCACCCGACAGCGCGAACAGCGCAACGGTGCACCCGGCGATGCTCAGATCAATGAACACCGGCACCAGCCAGCACAGCCAAACCGAGATCCCTGCCCAATCGACCGCCAGCTCGGCGAGCGCCGCGAACGACAGCAGGAACGCCGCAGCGACCACGGTCACGGAAATGCTCAGCGCCGCGGTGTAGGCGCGGCCGACGATCCCGGCGGCGACGAGCTTCTGCACGCCGTGCGTCGACCCGAGAATGCCCAGCGGCAGCAGGACGGCCACCGCGACCGCGATCGCCGTAGACCCGGCGTCAGGGTCGAGCATGGCGTGCGCAGCGTTGCCGAGAATCGACGTGACGACACCGGCGGCCAGCCAGCCGCGGAAATACCTTTGCGCCGACTCGCGGGCCGTCAGATCGGCGCTCACAGGGCCACCGCCGCAGTGCGCGCAGCGGGGCGCTCGACGCTGTAGCGCGACCCGTCGGGCCGCTCGTAAACGTCGAACTGGCGGCCGTTGTCGGCGTCGGCGAACAGTTCGGGTTGCGTGTACAGGTGACGGTTCATTGCTTGGGGGCTCCTATCCCTCGGGGCGATTGTGGGGGCGCTGCGGGCGCCCGGCTGACCTTTGCGCGGCGACGCGCCGCGCAGCGCGGGGCGCGCTAGATTGCGCGCACCCACTGCACCGTGTCGTCGACGACGATCGTCGCGGCGACCTCGGCCGCGGCCCGGCGACCGCCGCGCGGCGTGTACGGCTGCACGCCGTCGAACGACAGCCAGCGACCGGCGCCGTCGGTGACGCCGTAGACGCGCGAGGCGTTGGCGAACTCGGCGCGTCGGCCGCCCTCGATCCAGGCGACACCGGCGAGGGTCTGAGCGGTGAGGTTCTGCATGTCGGGCTCCTATCGGGTAGGCGGTCAGTGCGTTGTTGGTATGCATACAGTAACCCGTGCGCTGTATGCATGTCAACACGAAACGCGAAAACGCCCCCGACCTCGGAAGATCGGGGGCGTCTCGGGCCTATCGCTGGTTGGCCCACACGATCGGCGTACCACCGGCGGCGCAGCGGCAACGCCAGCCGTCGAGGCGCTTCGGGGCGCGGTACCGCGCGAACTTCTTACCGTGCGAGCAGGTACCCATCCACGGCGCCGACTCGTCGAGGTGCTCAAAGCACCGCTGACCATTGCCGCCAAGCTCGCGGTGCTTCGCAGCCCACACGGCGTTATGCCCATGCTTCGGGCCGACCAGGGCGTGCGCAATCTCGTGCGTAATCGTCATCATCGTGTCGTCATAGGAACGCTGCCGCAGCAACGCCCTTGACAGGCTGATCGTGCGCGTCGAGTAGCGGCACTGACCGGCGCGGCGACGCGCGTTGTCCCACGCCACAGTCCAGCCAATCAGGCCGTGCTCGCGGATCAAGCCAACCGTGATCTGGTGGGCTTCCATCTGCGACATGCGGCGCGTCGCGGTCGTCATGGTCATATTGGGCTCCTATCCCGTTTGTTGTTGACATGCATACAGTACCCCTCGCGCTGTATGCATGTCAACAAGTCACTTGTCGTCGCCGTCGGACGCCGCAGCAGCGCGGGCCGGACGATCGGCGCCAGCAGGGCCACCGCGGGCACGCTCAGGGCGGCGCACCGCATCGCGCACTACGTTGCGCACGGCCTTGCGCACGTTGCGCACCGTCGAACGCACACCCTTGCGCACCTCGCTGCGGGCCTCACGCACACGCTCACGGGTCTGCGCATCATTGCGCGAGTAACCGGCGTCCACCACAGTGCGCAGCGGCTTCTCGACCCGCTGCACGAGACGCTCGTCGACGCCGAGGTCGCGCAACGGCTGCACCAACGGCAGCCGCTCAGTCGGCAGCCGGTACGTCGTCGTCGTGCCACCCGCGGCGTTCGTCTCGACCGAGGTCGGCGTCGCGTCGGGCAGCGCATCGAGCACGCCGTCGTCGTAGCGCATGTGCACATACGGCAACCCGGCCGCAGCGTTGGCGACAGCGACGAGATTCCAAGGGCGATCGGGGAAGTCGGCCCACATGTCATACTCGCCATAGACGACCGTCGTATCGAACGGCGTCACGACCGGCGCCGGGGCCATGCCGAGCCGGGCGCGCAGCGACCCGTCGCCGCCAGGATCGCCGACAAGCACAAACGACACCCGCGACGGGTCCAGACCCTCGCCGTTGTCACGCACCGCGCGGGCCACATCAGCACCCTGCGACAACCCGTAGACGACGACCGGGCCGTCAGCCGCGGCCAGCGCCTCGCGCAGCCGGGCCTCGCCGTCAGTCGTCGGCGCCAACATGCCAGCGTCATACGGAACGCCGACCGTCGACGACGCACCCGGCACGACCGGCGCCACAAACGGCGCCATCACCTCGGGCACGTAATCCGTGTCAGCCCAACCCGTACCGCCGAGGAACAGCACAGTGCACGTCGCCACAGCGACCGCCGCCGTCACGCCGACACCGCCGCAGCGTTCGCGCGGGTGCGGTTCAAACGGTGCACCGTGCGGATACGGTCGGGATAGAACGACCGCCAAGTCTCGTGACCGGCAGGGCCGCCGATGAAGTCGCACACGATCCGGTCGGCACTCGTCAGCGACGCCGAACGGAAACGGAACCGGCCGCGCTCGCCGCGGATCGACACCTCGGTGCCCGGCTCCAACACACGACCATGCACCACAACCTCGGGCTGCGGGGCGACCGGCGACGACGGCCGAACCATCTTGGTGCGCTTCACGCCAGCGCCTCGCATTCCTCGACACGGCCCGGCACCCGAGGGTTGCGGTAGCCGTACTGCCAGCAGTACCGCGTCGCGCTGCTCGCACCGTTGTACAGGGCGTTGAAACGGGCGCTATCCGGCGACACCTCGGCGGCGTACAGCTCGGCGAGCTGCCGCTCGTCAACCTCGTTGCGGATTTTCGGCGTCACCGGCGTGCCAGCCGGTGAATACCACGTTTGCGTATGCATTTACAGGGGCTCCTATCCCGTGACCTGTTCAGGTGCCGCCGACGGTACAGCCTCAGTTGTCTGTACGTCAACAACTTCTGTATGTGCGACAACACCCGAGCTGGTCAAAATGCGTTTCACCGCAGCGTGTCCCATCCGCAACGTGCGGGCGATCGTCGACGGCGCCATACCCGACTCGTGAGCGTCGAGCACAGCAGCCTGCCGGGCCGCAGCGGCAGCGCGACGCTCAGCGGCCTGCCGATCGGCAGCGTCGAGCGCGTCAACCACCTTGCGGTACATGTACACCGGCGACCCGTCAGCGTCATACCCGTGCGCCTCGACCGTCGTCATCAGCTTGTAGAACGTCGACCGCTTAACGTCACGGCCCGCGAACTTGAGCAGCCGCCACATGTCCGCGGCCGTGCGGGGCTGCGCCTCGTCGATACGAGCGAGCGCCTGCCGCTGCAACGTCGACACGTCCCACACCGCAGCGCAGCGGTAGCACTCGACGACCACAGCCTCGGCGTCGACATACAGCGGCGTGCCGCACTCACGCGGCGGCAGCGGAGTACCGGCGTCGGACATGCTCGGCGGCTGCACAACGTTCTGGCACGGCCCGGCGTACTGCGTATCCGGCGGCAAGTCGATCACCCGCTCGGCGCCCTCACGCCACGCCAACACCCAACCGAGCGCCTCGGGCGCCCACGGGTGCGACATCATCGCGCCCGGCTCACCCGCCAGCCAGCGGGCCGCCGACTCGACCCGAGTAGCGTCATGCACGCCGCCCTGGTCGACGCCGCGCACCTGCTCCCACCACGACACCAAACGCGCAGAGTCGCGCAGCATGTCAGCCGCCCGCGTGTTCAACGGCAGAGACGGCAACCGCTCCCCCGTCGACACCCGCGGCCCACCCTTACGGGCGACCTTGGCCTCGCCATACGCCGACTCATGCAGACGGCGCAGCAGCCAAGGCACCTCGACGAGCTGGCGGCGCAACATGCGCGTGCACGACCAGCACAACGGCGTGAGCGCCTCGGCGCCACAATGCCGACACTTGCCCTCATGCGCTGGCGGCACGTCGACCCGCGGCGTCGCCACGTCCAACTCAGACGGGCCATACGGCCGCGGCGACCCGTAGTAGCTAACCGCCGGCAATGGCGCCCGCACCACCTCTGACGTGTACTTATCCTGCAACTCGACCTCGGTCGGCAAACTCACAGCTTGCGCACCGCCCGAGCCAGCGAGGCACGCTCGCCAACCATCGCGTTGATATCGGCGCGATCGTCGGCGACCATGCGCTCGCGCTGCGCCAGAGTGTCTTTGCGCCAAGCAATCTCAGTGTCAAGCGCAGCAATCCGCGCCCGCAGCAGCGCCTCGGCCGACCCGTGCACGCGGCCGATGTTCTCGCTGTACCTCATGCTCGACCAACCTCCGTAAACGGGCCATAGTTCGGATTCGGCGCCTTGTCGGCGTAATTACTCGGGCAGTTCACCCACTGCGGGCCGTTCGGATCGTCAAACTGCTTGTACTGCCACAGCTCTTGCATGAAGCACCAGCGCCAGTGATCGCCGTCGGCGTCCTCCCACACGAACGGCCGCTCAGCCAACCCGAGACGCGCCACGCGGCGCTTACCGGCAGGCACCGGCGCCAACGGCCTGCGGGCCTCGACCGGCCGGGGCATCGTGCCCGGCGCGCGGCGATCCTGCACCAACTCCACCCGCGGCACCTGCGCGTCGTCGAGGCGCATCGCATTCACAGCCGACAGCCCCGCGCGGATCGCCCGAGCAGGCGTATGCGACGGGTGCGCGATACGGGCAGCGACAACCTCGGCCATCTTCTCGACCTCGGCGACCGACAACTCGATCAGCTCAGACATGCCCAAACCCCCGAGCCCCGTTGATCGCAGCGAGCAGCTCGTCGAGCACCTCGGTGCTGCGAAACCCGGCGTCATGGCGGCGAGTGACAAGCACCAGCACCGCAGCGCGGCGCTCGTCGGCGCTCAGCTCGTAGCGGTCAGGCTTCGGCGGCATCACAGTCGTGTGCACGGCCACGGCGTCGACAATCGAGCCGACCAGCTCGGCAGACGGCGCGCAGCGATGCAGAGCAATGTCGGCGATCGTGCCCGCGATCGCGTGCTGCGCGGCCTCGCGGGCAGCAGGTGGCAGCTCAAACATGCTCGCCGCCAATCGCGTTCGCAGCCATCCACGCGGCGATAGCCTCATCGCCCCAACCCGGCGACGCGAGCCGGATATGACAACCCGGCTGCTGCGCGATCGCGGCCAGCACCTTGCGGCAATGCATGTCATCGACCTGCGAGTCGTCGAGCCAAGTCACGTCGGTGAGGCCGTCGAGTACGGCGCGGGCCAGCTTGTCGAGGTCGGGACGTTTCACAGCCGCGGGCGTGTAACTCTTGGGCGTGCCCGACGGGCGAGGCATAACGAACGTCAGCGACGCCGTGACCGGAAATTTCTTGTCCAGCACCGGCAACCCGGCGGCGAGCATCGCGTCAGCAGCGGCCAGGGCGATACGTTCGCGCCACGGCCCGACAGCCGCGCTCGACTCGACCAGGATCGCCTTGCCGCGCTTCTCGCCCTCCTTCGGCTTCGCAAACCCCTTGAAGTCTTTCGAGCCCTGCGGTGCGGGCTTGCCCGGCACGAATAGGCGCAACTGCCTGCCGCCGTTACGTTCGTGCGTCACACGGGCGCTCAGGGCCGCATACAGGGCCTCGTGCGACTCAGCGGGCAGCATGTCGAGCACCAGCTCGGCAGCCTCGGCCTTGGCGTGCTGCTCAGCCCGTGCCGCGGCCTCAGCGGCGGCCACCTGGTCGGCGGCAAGCCCGAGGTCGAGAGTGTGGTCAGTCACTCTGGTCTCCATATTCAGTTGTGTTGGTCGAGCAGCATTCTCGCGGCGCCAGCCGTCAACGGCGCCGGTCAGCGCCCCGAACGGCCCCCGCTATCGGTGGTTGCGTCCAGAGGTTTGCTCGGCACGGGTCGGGCACAGATGGCACACTTTTTTGCATATAAGCCTCACACCCGCATACCGAGGCGAGGCGACCAGGGAAAACGCCCCGGTTTTGTACACGTGAAGTCAACCCGTAAATATCTGTGCCATCTGTGCCCAAAGCCCCGTTAGGGGTTTTTACCTGCGAAAACACCGGCACAAGTTCGTTTTTCAAACCCGTGCCGATCTGTGCCATGTGTGCCCGGCGGCACGGCTTCGGGCACGAGTTTGTGCCGTTAGCTGGCGCCGTCGCTTGCGAGGGCCACCGCAGCATCAGCGGAACCCGCCCGCCAGCTCGTGCGCCAAGTCCCAGCCCGATTGCAGGGCCAGGCCCGCATAGACCCGCTGCCCGTGAGTCGCCACGCTGCGCACTCCGAACCGCGCCGACAGCTCACGCCCGAGCTTGACCTGCGAGACCATCGCATCCTCGCCGTTCGACATAGCCCAGCGTTGATACGCCTTGAGCACGAGCGCCGGTTTAGCCCCGCCACTGGCGCCCGGCGTCAGAATGCAGCACTCCGAGATAAACCGCCCGAGAGCGTCCTCCTGCTCGCTGTACTCCTTCGTGGCTTCCAGGACCGAGCCCGGCTCGCGGAGGCCGTCAGCGGCGATCTGCCGCGCCCCCGCCACGACCCAAGCCAGGATGGCGGCGCCCTCGTCGCGGATCAGCTCAGCGGCGAGGTTGGGGTTACGCTGCTCCGGCGGGACCGTATGCAGGAACGGCAACAGGCGCAGCCGCCGCCAGAACGATGTACCGCCCGCGCTGACTTGGGGTTGATGGTTTCCCATCAGAAACAGCGTGTGCGACGGGGTGAAGTCGAAATAGTCCTGCCGCATGTAGCGGCCAGACAGAATGTCGCCACCCGTCAGCACCTTGACCTTGGCCTCGTCAAACTTGCTCTCTGCGTTGATTTCCGAGCACACGACCATGCGGGCGCCGTGCAGCCGGGCGATTTCCGTCTCGTGCCGGTCGCGGCCAGCCAGCAGGAAGTTGGCCGGGGCCGTAATCGCGTAGTCCCCCAGCACGTTTGCGAGCACGTCCATGAGCACGCTCTTACCGTTCGACCCGCCACCAAACAGGAACGGCAGCACGTGGTGCGTCACCTTGCCGATCGCAGCGAGCCCGGCGAGCCGCTGCACATACCCGATCAGTTCCACGTCGTCGCCGAACGTGCCAGCGAGGAACTTCTGCCAGGCCGGGGCCACCGCAGCAGGGTTGTACCCGGCGCCGGTGATCTTGGTATGCCCGCACTCGGGCGTGTGGGGCGACAGGTGCCCGGTGCGCAGGTCGACGACGCCGCTCGGCGTGTTCAGCTCGTAGGGCTCGGCGTCGAGGTCGGCCAGCCGTACCCGCATCGCGGGCTGCGCCTTGGCGAGCGCGACCATGTTCTCAAGCCCCTTGCGGGACAGGCTGCGCATACGGTGCTGGATCAGGTCGCGCGGGCTGTCGTCGTCAATACGGATTGCCTCGACGACCTGCCGGGCCGCGACGAGGGCCTCGCCGTTGTCGGTGCCGTGCGCCCAGCGGTCGCCCTGCCAGCTCAGCCACTTGCCCGTGTCGGGGCAGTACCGCAGCCGGTCGGACCACGACGCGACGAGCAGGTCAGCGTTGCCAGTCTCAGTGAGGGTCACCGCTGGCGGGGCCTCGTTGCGCCGGGCGTTTATGTCCACTACCTGCGCTAATGAGCCGTCGGTGGTTGAGCCGGCGGTCGCGTCGGGGCGTGGCGCCGCGGGCGTCTCTTCTGTTTGCTGGTGAGGCATTGGCGCAAGCTCGATCTGCCGGGGTGCGGATCGCTCCCACAGGTGCAGGTGCGAGCCGAACTCGGTCGCCAGCTCGGCGTCCGTCTTGGTGGCGACGTGCCCCTCGGCCCATGCAAACGCGCTGCGCACCTCGAACGCGCGGGCCTCGCCGGTCGCCGCGATGAATCGGTCGGCGATCATCTTGCGGGCCTCGGCGAACTCGTCGGCCGTCAGGCATTTGTGCCGAACCGCGGCCATCAGTCGCACGCTCACCTTGACGAGCCACGGGTGCCGCTCGGTGATCGGTTCCTCGGCCCACGCCCTGATTGTTGGCGCGAAATACTCGCAGGTGCTCGGCGCGAACGTCCATGTATCGGGCTTGCTGATCACCTCGTGCGAGGTGCGCCGGTCGCCCTCGTACTCGGCGACGCCGTGCTCGTCGAGGCGCTCGCGCAGCTCGTCGAGGCCCAGCGGAGCGCCGGTGTCGGCCTCGATCGTGACGGGCTTCGGGTTGTCGGTGTCCTTGAGGTTCTGCGAGCCGGGCACGCGCAGCACGCGCGCCAAATCGTAGACGCCGCGGTCGATCTTGGCGCCCAGGCCGTCGGCGACGATGCACGCCAGACGGCCCCACCGCTTGAGCAGGGCCGCCGCGTCGGCGCGCAGCTCGGCGCTCTGCTCGGCCATCCCGTCGGCCGGGTCGATTGGGGCGATTGTGCCGTCGTCGATCGGCCAATATGGCTGCAGGCCGTTGCCGCTGTAGACGACCGCGCTCGGCCGGGTGCCGAGAATTGAGCTCAGCTCGTCGATCACCTGGTGTGCGTGCGCGATATCGCGGCAGGCGCCGGGCTTTACGTCGAGGTCGCACCAGATCGCGGCGAGCCGGGTCACGTCGTCGGCGCCGCCTCGGCCCTTCTGCTTGCCGTCCTCGTCGACCGGCCGCGGCCGGGTCGGGTTGACGCCAAACCAGCAGTTGCGGCCGTTGGCGAGCGACATTGCGAGGCCCTGCAGGCTGTCGCTGTCCTCGGCGTACTCGACGACCGTCGACGAGAACGCGCCGCCGGGCGCCTGGTAGTTGAGGCTCACATGCTCGCCGTCGACATAGCCGAGCAGTTCGAGCAGATCAGTTAGGCCGTTCACTCAATCCTCTATTCAGTTGTGGGGCAACGCTGCTCGCACGCTCAGAGCGTGATGCCGTTGCCCGCCGCGGCCGGGGCGTCGGGCATGTCGAACAGGCCGCCGTCGGCAGCGTCGGCCGCCGCCCGCGCTGCTGCTTTGTCCGCGGCGGCCTTGAGCTTGGCGCGGTGCCGCTTGAGGCACGCCTGACAGAACGCGATCAGGTTGCGGCCGTCGAGGTTTCGCGGGTCGCCGTCGCGGGGCGTCACGGTCAGGCTGACCATCTTGTCGGCGCCGTGCGTCGCGGGGCGTCCGTGCGTGTTGCCGCAGCGGGTGTGACCGCCGAAACGGTGGCTACTGCCGCAGGCGCCCTCGCATTCACAGCGGCCGTCGGCGCGCGTCAGGGCGATACGGTCGAACAGCTCGGCGCTATTCACTGCGCCGGGCCTCGATCGCGGCCTTGATCATGTCGCGCCGGAAGTCCGACCACATGGTATTGGTGCGCTCGTCGACGACGACCGGGGCGTGCGCGTGCCCGGTGGCGATGAACTTCGCGGTAACGGACTCGTCGACCTCAGCGAGGTGCACCTCGGTGTAGTCGACGCCTGCCTTGTCGAATGCGTCCTTTGTCAGCTTGCACTTGTAGCAGTCGGGGCCGGTTGTGTAGATCGTCAGCATTTGTCGGTGGGCTCCTATCCCTCGTCGAAATGTCGAAATGGCTTGTGAGACAGATCGAGCCGGTGACGCCCGTTGCGGAACGTCACCGGCTCGCAGCGCTTGCGCGCTTACTTGTTCTGCGGCAGTAGTGCGGCGAGTGCCTGCAGCGCCTCGGGGGTCATGCCCGCCGTCGGGTCGGCCTGCGCCGGGGCTGCCGGGGCTGCGCCGGGTGCGGGCTTCTTGTAGGTCGCGCTGTACAGCTTCGGCGGGTCAAGGTTGCCCTTCTTGTCGCCGTCGCCGGTGTAGGTGACCTGCAGCTCGCCGCCCACGTCGAGGCCGCGGGCACCGGCGGCAATGACGGCCTTCTGTACAGCCTTGCGCATTTCGCCCTTGACGAACAGGCGACGCTTGCCGTCGTCGTCCTCGACCTCGGGGTCGCGCAGGTCGGTCTGCACGGTGACGACGAGCTGCATACGCGGGCTGCCGTCCTTCCAGGTCAGCGGCTCGCCGGTCTTGTAGTCGGTCTGCTGACGCTGCTCGGGCTCGACGGCGATCAGGCCGCCCACAACGTCGCCGTGGCTGGCGAACTTGCCGGATGGGACACCGCCGCCGCCGAGAAAGTCGTACGAATCGTTGCTCATGTTCAGTTGTTCCTTTGTTCAGTTGTGTTGCGTTATTCCGTTGCGCCCGTTTCCCTCTCGGCCCGCCAGGCGCGGCGGGGGCTTACGTCCCGTCGTAGTAATCGGGATAGTCGTCGTCCCCGTAGCAGTCGCGCTCATACTCGGCTTGACTGATCCGACGCTCGCAGTGCCAGCAGTCGTCGCCGGTGCAATAGTGCTGACGGCTCACGGACACTCGCCTTTCGGGTGCTCAAGCCAGCAATCCGTGCAAACGGGGTGCCGACGGGTCTTTGTCTCGTCGTGCGAGTTGTCCTCGCAATCAACATGTATAAGCCCGCCGTCGGTCATAAACGCCACCTCGTCGCCGGGTCGAATCTGCTGCGAGCAGCCGCCGCAACGCCCGAAATACTTCGCGGTGAACGTCGACCGCAGGCTCATCCGCGCACCTCGGCCAGCTCGTCGAGCGCCTGCCGCGACTGCAGCACGAGCCGGGTCGCGTCGTCACGCTTGCGGGTCGCAGCTTCGATCTGGTCGTCGATCACGGCGCGCTGCGCGAACAGCAGACGCAACTGCCGATCCTGCACCCGCTCGGTAGCCTCGGCGACGGCGAGCTGCTGCTGCCACAACGCCCGCGACGTGTCGGCGACCGTGACCGGCAGGCCGATCACCTGCGCGTTCACCGCCGCGGCGACCGCCGCGACGTTCGGGTTACTGCTCATGGTGGGCTCCTATCCCTTGACGTGTGCTGTCTGTTCGCGGTAGTCGGCGACGGCCTGGTCGCCGGTGTCGAATTGCCCGCCGCGGCCCCAGAATGTGCCGATCGGCGGCCGTACATACCAGCGCCCGCCGCGCTTGTTGATCAACCAGCGCGACGGGTCGCCGAACCGGCGTGAGCTACCGCCGGCAAAAATGAATCCGTGCACGTCAGATCGCTAAACTGCCGTACTCGGCAAACGCCGCGATCGCAGCCGGGCCGTTCGGAAAGTAGTCGACGACGACGTACTCGCCCTCAACCTTGGCCGGGGGCGCGGTGAACGTGTACAGCGTCAACTGCTCGACGACCCACCCGACGACGACCGGACCCTCGACGAGCTGGCGAATGCGCCACGGCGCCGGGGGCCTCACTGCGCGCCGCCCGTGCAAGCGTGCGCCTCGGGGCGCCCGGCGGCCGGTGAGAAGAACGGGCAGAACATGCAGTTACTCGGAACCTTCGGCACCAGGGCGATCCGCTCGGGGTACTTGTCGACCTGCAGCTCGTCAAGCGCCACGAGAATGTTGTCGAGGTTGACGAGCGCCCCGTCGATAATCCCGTCGTTGTACGCCTCGGACCACACGAACGACGACGACAGCGTGCCGCCGCGCGGGATAAACCAGATCGCCACCCGCTTAACCGGGAACCCCTCGTTTTGGTACCCGCGGCCGTAGGCGTGCGCCTGCACCCGGTACTCGGGGGCCTTGTCGACCGGGCCGAACTTCTTGTATTCGGCGAACCGCGACGCCCCAGGAAACTTGAGGTCGATCACGGTGTCGGTCCACGTGTCGTAAAGGTCGCAGGTGCCAGACAGGCCGCCGCGCACCGTGACTCGCCGCTCAGTGAACCAACGGCCGACATACTGCGGGTCGTCGCCCCCGGCAACGCCGCGCAGCACCGTGCACCGCTGCTGGCGATCCTTGAGCCACTGGTCGATAATCCGCTCATTGTCGAGGTTGACCGCATCCTCGAATTTCGTGTGACCGGCCGTGCCGAGCCACGCGGGCAGCGGGTCGCCCTCGGGGTTAATCCTCGGCAGCTCAAGCATTGCCGAGGCCAGCCGCCGCGGGCACGGGTGCCCAATCTCAGACGGCCCGAGGGCGCGCTGCAGCGACCGGCCGTGCTGCGCCCACGCGCGCTTAAACACGCCCTTGAGGTCGGCCAGCAGGTCGGCGTTGAACTGCTGCTCGTCGGTCGGCGGCCGGTCCCGCTCGGGGGCGTCGTCAGTCAGCCCGAAAAACCCTGCATTGCCGCTCACGCCATCATCCCCTTAACCCAAAACCGAGACAGGCCCTTGACGGGCCGTGACGCTGCCTTAACCACCCTGTCGGACACCGGCGCCGCCTCGGCGTCGTCGAGGTCCAGGTCGACACTCAGGCCCGCGATGTGCAGGCCGAAAACGTCGGCGTTCAAACGGATTTTCACGCTCCCGCCTCCCGTGCGAACGCCTGCGCGAGGTCGACCTCGGCCGACTTGAGCGCATCCTGATAGGTCCGATACGCCTCGGCAAGCGAGCTGGCGACGCCCGCCGCCCTTTCGAGGTGCACAGCCAGCTCGGCGGCCTGCCCGGCGGTCAGTGATGGCAGGGTGCCGTTGCGCTTGCCGTCGATTGACACGACCACCTCGCCGAGGTCGGCCCGCACGCCGACGACCACCTCGACGGCCTCGACGCCGCTGTCGGGCCACACCAACTTTCGGCCGGTCGGAACCGACACCTTGCCGACGTGCACGAAATTGTTGTTACTCACTGCTGCAATGCCTCCCGCACCTTGTTGCTCAATGTCGCCGGGTCGATCAACGCCAGACTGTCGACGTTCGGCCGCCCGATCGACTTCTCGCCGAGCAGCCGAACGTTGCCGCGCCAATCCATCTCGGCGACCCACCGGACGCGCGCCGTCCTGTCGACGGCCTCGACGCGGCCGACCTTGAAACTGCTTGTGTTTCCGTCACGGCCGCCGCGCCACACGATCGCGCCCGGCTCGATCCGCTGCCCTGCCCAGTTGAACGCCATCAGAGGTGCGCCGCCGCGGTGTTGCGCAGCATGTCGAAGCACAGCGCGGTGGCTGCTGCATCGCCAATTGCGGTGTGCCTCTGCGCCACCTGCACGCCGAGGCGCTCGGCCACGTCGTCGAGGCCCGACAGGTTGGTCGGCTCACGGTCGAGCTTGCCCGCGGCGTAGGCCGCCAGGTCGGCGATCCGGTGATGCCACACGCGGCCGACCGTCTCGACCTGCAGCGCGTACTTGTCGGACGTGACGACCTGCCGGGCAACGATCGTCGAGTCGAACGTCGGGTTACTGCCCGCAAACGTGTTTCCGCGCAGCCATTCCTGCACCTCGCCCCACGCGACCGCGGTTTGCGGCTCGGTCAGTGCCTCACGCCACAGCGCCCGCTCGTAGTACCCGTTGACCTCCATTGCCACCGGGTCGGCCGCCTTGAGCTGATCCAGCGACGCGAACGGCACAAAGCGCATAGACGCGCCGGTGTCGACGTTGAGCAGTGCGACCTCGACCGGCACCGCGGTGTCGTGGTCGAGGCTGGTCGTTTCCAGGTCGACCACGATCAATTGCCTTGCCATGCTTGGGCTCCTATCCCTTGGTTGAAAGGTGATCGACATAGATCAGCCCGGCGTACAGGCTGACCGTCGGATCGGTGAACATCGGTGTTGGTGCGCACACGCTGATTTCGGCGCCGTTCGGCATCTTGTCGAGCACCTCGCACAGGTCGCGCACCTTGTCGCCCGGCTCGACCGTGATCGTCGTGTGGTGCGTCTCGGCGATCTTCACTTGCCGACCACCGACAGCCGGGTCTGCTCGTTGGTGTCGAGGCACTCGGCGTAAACCTCGGGGTGCAGCGTTTGCACCAACTTGCCGCTGAGCCGGGTCACCTTGGTGCGGCTGCGCTTGACGACGACCTGCCCGTCGACCGTGCCCTCGTCGTCGCCGCCGAGCACCTCGTCGATCGCCGCCTTGGCGTTCTTCTCGATTTCCTCCCATTTCTTCTTTTCGATCCGCGCGTGCGCGAGCAGGTCGATATGTCCCTTGATTTCCGAAACGTCGGCCATCGCTGTGCCTTTCGTGGTCAGTGGAGTGTGAGCGCGTGTGTGAATCACCCCGCGATATGCGCGCCCCATCGCGGGAGAGCCCTACGCCGCCGCGGTGCCTCGGAGGCCGCGCAGCCAGTCGGCGAACGTGATCATTCGGAAACCGTTCGCACGCGCAAGCTCAAATTCGGCCTGATTGTTGAGAATCGGCTCGAACTCAATCTCTTGGGCGTGCCGCGCCAGCCGGTAGCCCTGCACTAGGTCGGCGTGGAATCGTGAGCAGCCCTTACGGTGCCGCGACGAGCACGGCGCGAACATGCTCACGGCCGGTCGACGTTCGGCACGATCGCCTCGGGCTTAAAGATCACCCGGTAGTGATCGGTCGAGACGGCCGTGCCGTCGGTCTGCTCCATGATCAGCGTCACGTTGTCGCTTTGCCGCACAACGTGCTTGATCAAGCTGCCGTTGCCGAGCTTGCAGACAATCTCGGTGCGGTTTTCGGGGTACTCAAGCGAGCACTTACCCTCGACCGTGAACAGGTACTTATCGGTCACGCCGTTGATAGCGACGATCCGGCGGCTGACCTCGAACTGCTCCGACGCCTTGGAGAGGTTCGCCGACGCAATGTCGGCGTCGGTTGAGCAGCCCGACAGGCCCAGGCCCGCGGCTGCAGCGACGACGACGGCGGCAATTCCCTTGCGATTCATGGTGATGTGTTTCCTATCCCTTGGTTGTTACTGCGGTGTGGTCAGTAGAAAATCGGTACGCCGGGACCAGGCAGGCCCGGCTGCGGCACAAAGATCACGCCGCTAGGCCCGCTATCCTGCTGCCCGCCGCCGCCATCTGCGCCGCCCTCACACGCGGTGGCGCCTGCTGCGATCAGCGCCGCGGCGGCGACGACGGCAATCTTGCGAATCATGTTGTGGGCTCCTATCCCTCGGTTGTGCTCAGCGCGGCGCGCCGGGCGATTTCAAACTCGATGTACTGAATTGCCTTGCGCAAGTCCTCGATTGCGTCGTGCTTGAGGTCGCAGCGCCACACGTACTTGGTGGCATTGCCGAGGCAGAAACCCATGTGCTCGGTCACGTCGATGCACTCGATTGGGTGACCGCACGCCCGGCACTTGGCGGGGCTGGACGTGTAGTGCGACGGGTGAGCCACCATGTCGGGCGTTTGCTCGACCAGCTCGCCGGCCTCGGTGTCGCCGCTGGTCGGCGCGCTTTCCGTGGCGCCAGCGTCGTTGCTAGGGCCGTGGGCCATGTCGCAACCGAACGCGAGGCCGCCGCCGAGGTCGAGCAGCATCGGGGTGAACTCGCCGACCGGCCGCCGGTATGCGACCTTGAACGGGGCAACCGCGCCGCGGCCATGCACGTACACGCCGCTATTCCACGCAACCCAACCGCTGCCACTCAGCCAACCCCAGTGCGCGCCGAGCACGTCCTGCCACACGTACGCCTTGTCGGCGTCGTCGAGGGTCTCGGCGGCGTTGGGCTCGCCCGCCAGCTCGCGCCAATTGCGGTTGATCCCGGCGTAATCCGGCACCCACGCCTCGGGGTCGCCTGCCTCGGTCGCCGAGCTGTCGGCCTCGCCGAACAGCAGCGTCTCGTCGAACCGGCGACCGACCGCCTCGGTAACCTCGTCGGCCTTCCAGCTCACTGCCAGGGCGCCGAGGCCCATCAGGTCGCACACTGCGCACCACATGGCGCCGCACGGGTCGAACACCCGCGCGTCGTACTTGCCGCACACGTCGCACCGGGCGCCGCTCTCGTTGTAATCGCTCATGCTGCAACCCCTTTAAGTTCGCGCTTGATCCGTCGTCGTTGTCGTTCGGTTGTGCCGCCCCAAATGCCCGTCGGGTTGACCGGCTGACTCAGCGCCCACGCGAGGCACTGGTCGGACACCCGGCAGCCGCCACACACCCGCTTGGCCTCGCGGGTGCTGCCGCCCTGCTCTGGAAAGAAGATTTCGGGGTCGGTCTGCGCACACACCGCGTCAGCCCGCCACGCCTCGGGGTCGTCGTCGAAATACACTGCGTCACTCACTGATTGGTCTCGCTCTCGTCCTGCTGGTCGGCCTCGTCGTCGGCCTCGATCTGATCGAGAACTGACAGCGGCACGCCGTCGGTCGTCTCGCGGGTCGGCACCAACTGCTGCAGGCCATCGGCCGCCGGGCCGCCGCTGGACAGCTCGCGCAGGTACCTCGTGATGCCCGCGGCCTCAACGTCGACCATCGCGGCCAGGGCGACGGCGACGCCGGTCAGCGTGTGCCGGTCGAGCTTTCGCAGCCGTGCCCACACCTCGCCGGGGTCGTCGTCGCGTACCTCGGTGCCGAGGTCGAACGCGCGCTCAAGAATGTGCGTGCACTGCTGTGACCTCGGGCCGTGCGCGAAACTGATCGGCCGACTGCCAGCCGTGGCCGCCTTGGCGATCCGTGCAGCACGCGCCGAGGTCGACGAGCGGACCAGCAACGCAACCTGAATAATCGCGCGGCGGGTGAACGTGCCAGAATGCCGATCCCAGCCGTGAGCAGCCAATTCGTCACCGTGACGCTTCAATACCTTGCCCAGTACGTCGCTCTGGTCGATCCGCAGCAGTCGACACACCTCGTCTGCCGTCGCCGTGTCGCCCACTCGCGGCGTGAACATGTCGAGCACGTGCGTGTTGTCAACCGCGCTGGCGTACTCGTCAAGCGCCGCAACGTCGTACATGATTTTGCGGCCGACGAGCCGGTGCTCGGGTGCCGTGCCGCTGCGGCGGCGCCAGCGCAGTGCGTTGCGGGTGATGCCGAGCCGTACCGCGGCGTCGGCCTCGCTGAGCTGATCGGCCATTACTGTGCCGCCCCTCGGGTTGCAGTGTGACCGGGGCAAGTTGCGTCGGGCCGCTGGCAGTCGGCGCAGTCGGCCGACCGGCCGGGCGTACGCATCCTGTTGACGGCGTTCACCACGGCAGCCACGGCGCCGAGGCTGGTCAGCCCCTCGGCCCGGTAGGTGTCGAGAACCGCGGCGGCAATGCGCATTTCGTCGTGCGTGAGCGTGATCACCAGGGCGCCCCCAGGTACAGCCCGATCCACAGGGCGCCGACAGCGCCGCCGACGATGGTCATTGCGAGGTGAAGCAGGAACACGCCGACGATCGCGCCGAGGCGCTCGCCGGGCCGCCGATCAGGTGAAACTCGGCGCCGGTGGGTTAAGATTCGGTTCGACATAACAAGTGGCTCCTATCCCTTGGTTGTGTCGGCCAGCCCCCGCCTCGGCGGGGGTTGTGTCGTTGTTGGGGGGGAGGTGGGGCGCAGCAGTGACCTCGCCGGGAGTAGTCAGCGGGTCGTGGGCCACGCTTGCGGGACAGAAGAAGTAAGAACCCGTTTGACGCCCCACCTCCAAGATCAGCCGTACCGCTCCATGTCCGGCTCGTCGTGCAGCGCGGGGGCCTCGATCGACGCGAGGGGCATCACCAGGTGGGCCAGCGGGTCGGGTGCCGCGTCGAGCTGCCGGTGCAACTCGGCGAGGTCGGCCAGCGCCGCCCGGTGCGCCGTATCCAGCTCGCTGCGCTCCTGCAGCAGATAGGCGTTCTGGTCGCCGAGGCTGTGCAGCGCGGCGGCCTGGTCGGCGATCACCCGTCGACCGGCGTCACGCTCACTGGTCACGTGGGCGAGCTGGCGGCGCAACTCGCCGACCTCGGCGAGGTGTCGAGCTAACTGCATTGGGGGCTCCTATCCCGTGGTCGTTAGACGAGTACGGACAGTCCCGTAACCGGAACCGTTTTGCACTTGCGGGCTCGCTTGCCGGGGTCGACGACAAGCTTGGTGATCGAGACGCCGAAATAACCCGCGACGTGGGCCAGTACGGTGTGCGTTGCTGTACCTGACCAGTCGGGCGCAAATGCCTCGTAAACTGTGGTACGGCCCAACCCGATAAGTTTCGCTAGATCGGATCGGTAGCGGATTCCGTTGTCAGCCATGAGCTTTGCGACGTTTTCAGTGATCCAAACGAGTTCATGTTTCGCTTGCGGCACGTGAGGGACGCTACACGGACAGTCCCGTTTTCGGGAACACCAATCCTGTTTTCCGAACCGTTGAGAATGGACCGATTCTAGGAAAGCCCAGGTGGAGAGCTTGAGCAGTCCCGAAATCTGGACTAAAGTAACTTCCGTTAACCCGCGTGTCGGTGCGTGTCGCTAGCGTGACGCCCACACGACCAACCGAGACCACCCGCAACCAACAGACAGGAACACGACCTCTCATGTCTGAGGACGGCGACAAGACCCTCGCCAGCGTTCTGAGCTACCTCGTCGGTAGACAGCTCAAGCTGCGCGAAATACTGGAAGCTCTGCAAATGAGCCGCACCAGGTACTACGAGCAGATGAAGCTCGGCAAACTGCACACCGCAGACAACCTCATCCGCGCCGCGCGCAACCTCGACATAAACGAGGTTGACCTGCTGGCGCGCTACGGCCTGATCCGCGTCGAGGCCGCCCTCGACTACGCCGAGGAAATCGCGCCAACCCCTTTCAGGACCGGATCGGCCAAGGGGGTGAAGCCAGCCCCGGCGACGGCCGGAAGCCTGACGACGGCGAGGCCCTCCCGTCTGCGTGACCTCCGCGTGCAGGATGGGGTCACGCCGCTCTAGCGGCGAGCGGGCAGCCCTGCAAAGATACGTAACGGGGCTCACTAAACCGCCGATAGAATTTCCTGCGGGGCGCAGCCCCTCCCCCACCCCTCAAGGCTCGACGGTGCAACCCAAAGCAACAAGGGTGCCCGTCGGGCCGTTTTCTTTGTGCAGGAACGACATTGATCACTACCGCATACCTCGCGTTAGCCGCCGCGCTCATTGCCCGCCGCAAGACATGGCGGGCACGCTACGAGGCCGCCGCCTCGCTCACTCTGACGTTCGCAGGTATTGGGTTTCTGCTGCAGAGCCGCCCCGCGACCGAAACGCTCGGCAAGGGGCTGCACTGCATTTTCGGCGTGAGGCACCTCGACGATTTTCTCGGTCACCTCTGCTGGATCGGCGCCGCGGTCGCGCTCGCGTATTACGTGCTGCAGCGCCTCGCGCCATCCGAGGCGATCGCGGGCCTGCTCAACTTGTGGGTGCACCCGGTGCTGACGATCGCCGTGCCCGTCATGCTCGCCCTGCTCGTCGAGCATGAGCAAAGCATCGACAGCGACGATCTGGCAACGCTCGCAACCGCGGAACACACGCCCTGGTTGGTCGCCTATCGCGTTGTGTTCGCGGTCGTGCTCACCTACATGCTCGGCCTGTGCCTGCGGCTGCTGCACCACCTCGGCGGGCAGGTGCTCGGCATCACCCGCGCGCTCGTCTGTGCGTACCTGGTCGCCGGTGCGCTCGCCACCGCGGCGGCGCTCGTGCCGGTGCCGCACCTGCTGCTCTCAGACCACACGCACGGCACGATCGGGCAGCACGGCCACGTGTGGGAATTGGTGATTGCGCCTAGCCTCATGGCCAGCTCGGCGATCGTCACGAGCTGCACGGCGACACTCTCGTGGTGGCTCAAAATGCGGCCGTACAGCGGACTGCTGCGCAGCACCCGCACGCACCGCCGCGAGCGTCAGCGCGACACGCTGCAGTCGCACCGTGACCGGCTGCAGCCCGGCGGCGATCCCGTGGCGAGCTAACGCCGGCAATCTGCCCAATCTGCACGCTGACCAGCGCAATGCCCTGAAACGAGCAAAGCCCCCCAGCGTTACCGCCGGGGGGCTCTTTGTGTGCGTCGCTCTAGGCTGCCGCCGCGTGCCGGGTCGAGTTGCCGCGCAGAACCGTGGCGACCCGCGCCCGCTGCGCATCGGTCATTGGAGGGAATTGTGCCGCGGCGGCGTCCATGTCGGCGCCATACTGCGCCTCGAAATCGGCGAGTTGTTGCATGTCGAACCTATTCAGTTGTCGTATTCAGTTGTGGTCGAGCATCAGCAGGCTACATCTGCACCGCCGGGTTGCGCGGCCTAAACACGACGGTCTGCGTGTCGAACTTGCGCGCACCCTGCCCAGCGGGCAGCAGCACCACGGTGCACAGTGCGCTGATAAGTGCACGCTTCTGCGCGATCGACATTGCGAGCCAGTCTGCGTCGATATCGGCCGACGCGACGATCGACAGCGGCGACGTAGCGCCCGCCGCGGCGATCATGCCCTCAACCTCGGCGAGGTTCGACATTGCACGCTCACGCATTGCGCGGAACTCTGCACGGTCGATCAGGCCGTCGGCGTAATCCTCGCCTATGTCCTCGATCCGACTGCGCAGCACGTCGACCTTGCTTAGCAGATCGGCCGCGTCGGGCCGCTCGGGCGTCCACAGATCCACCGCGTCGGGGCGCTTCAATACGCGCAGCACCACACCCGACACGTACATGTCGACCAGCTCGCAGCGTCGTGACACATGCTTGCCGGTCTCGCACTTGTATGCGGGAATGCCGCGCCGAGCGGTACCTCGGCGCACCGGGGCGCCACAAACGCCGCACTCGCACACGCCGGTGAGCATCCCGTAGCCGCGCGTCGGCCCGCGGCGCTTAGACGGGTCGGCGATTATGCGCACTGCTGCGCGCCACGTCATCTCATCCACCAGCGGCGGCCACTCAGCTTTGGCGACGATGCCCACCTCGGGATTGCGTCGAATCTCGGCCTGCGTCGGCCCGTGGCGACGCAAACCCGCGTGCCGCGCATTGGTGAGCACCTCGCGCACCGTTGTGAACGTCCACGGCTTGCCGTACTGCGGCCCCGTCATTCCTGCCGTGTTCCACCGGCGCGCCACCTCGGCGAGCGACTCGCCCGCGAGAATGTCGGCGTAGCCCTGCCGCACTAGATCGGCCTCGCAGTCGCGGATCGTCATACCGTCGGCCTCGTACCCGAACGGGCGACGGCCGCCGACCCATTTGCCAGCCTTGGCGGCCTGCCGAGCCTGCGACAACTGCCGGGCGCTCTTGCGCTCAATCTCACCTTGCGCGACGCTCGCCAGAATCCGCGCGGTCGTTCGGCCGCCGTCCGTCGACGTGTCGATGCCGTCGGAGGCTGTAATGATCGCGGCGCCCACCGGGGCGCAACGCTCTAGGGTGCGCTCAAGCTCGGCGAGCCGCCGCAGCAGCCGGTCGAGGTGCCGCGACACGATCACGTCGACCTCGCCAGCGTCGACGGCCTTCATCATTTCCTCGAACTGCGGCCGAGGCTTACTCTTGGTTGCGCTCACGTCGTTGTCGACATACTCGCGCTGCAGCGTCCAGCCGCGGGAGGTGAGCAGGCGCATACATTCCTCACGCTGGCGATCGACGCCGAGGCCGTCGTCGGCCCGATCTTCGGATTGCCGCAGGTAGACCACGACACGGGGCGATTTTTTCACGCCCTCCAACTTAGGCCATTAATTGACCCATGCCCAGCCTTGCATCACTTTGTGGCATAGGTTACCGCGGCACCGTTTCACGCCCCGACCAGCCGATTAGCACCTCGTGCGGGCCGCCGCCCGGTACTCTCAGCGCCGTGAAACAGAAACTCGTCGCGGCCGTCATCGGGGCCGCTGCTGTCACCCTGGCGCCCGGCGCTGCCCATGCCGGTGAGGCTGGATTCCTCGCGCGAATCAGCGTCGACTACGGCGTCGACATACTCGACGAGGCTGCCGCGCTCAACTTCGGGCACAGCATATGCAGCGAGCTACGCAAGGGCACCCCGCGCGAGGTTGCCGCCGACGCGATCTATTGGAAGTTCCTTGACGCGACCCGCGACCAGGCGCACGGCATTGCGTACGCGGCGCAGCGCGAGCTGTGCCCAGAGACGGCCCAGTAAGCCCCCCACGGGACACGAAAACGCCCCCGGCAGGCAATCACCGGGGGCGCTGTCGCGGGCCGCTACGCGGCGGGCTCGACCTTGACGCGCTGCAGGATGGTCTGCACCTGCCCGCGGTACTCGCCGGTGCCCTTGACGGTGCCGGTCACGCGCACCTTGTCGCCGCGGTCGAGGCCGCACAGGCTGTTGCCGGTGCCTGTCGCCTTGAGTTGGCGGCCGTCGGCGAGCTTGAAAATCACGATCTTGACGTACTCGGTGCCGTAGCCGCGGTAGGCGTCGCGCTCAAATCCGGCCGACACGATCACCTCGGCGTCGAGATTGCGCAGTCGCTCGCCGACCTCGCCAACCGTGTTGTTGTTCATCGCGGCGAGCCGGGCCTCGCGGCGAGCCTGCTCGGCGTGCGCCTCATCCCACGCGGTCGCCAGCTCGCGCGCCATGTTCTCGCGGGCAATGTTGGCGTGATACTCGGCGATTGCGTCGCCGTGCTCGCGGTGCAGGGCCTCGTCGCGGGCGACCTTGCGGAGGGTCTGCGCGGCCTGCGAACGCTCAACCTTGCCGGTACCCCAGCAGCCAAAACACGAGCCCTCGCAGTTGCCCATCGCGTTGACCCAGCGGAACACGCCGGTGCCGCCACAGCGCCCGCAGTCCTCGATCCATTCGACGCGATCGCGGGCGCCGAGGCCGGGGCACGGGTCGACGTAGGACTCGACGACGAACTGCATTCCCTGGTAGGTGACGGTCGTGCTCATTGTGGGCTCCTATCCCGTGGCGTTGTTGATATGCATACAGTAACTCGCGCGCTGTATGCATGTCAACACGTGCGGTTAGGGCTCGACGGGCATCAGGTGCACGCCGTAGCTCACCGCCAGGTCGCCGACGGCGAAGTCGCCCGCCAGGCTGCCATTGTCGGCCGCCGCGCTGGCGACCGTTTCCACGTCCGCGCCGAGGTCGACGCCGTGCTCAGCCAGCTTGTCGATCAACCCGCCGAGGGCGCCGTCACGCGAGGCGTGCACCGACTGCCAGCCGTCATAGTCGCCCGCTTCCGGTCCCTCGACCGACACGTCGAGCACCCACACCTCGCGCTCACTCGCGGCCACAGCCGCGAGCACGGCCTCGAACTGGTCGGCGGGACTGTGGTTGTCATATATCGCGGACCAGATCGCGTCGCGGGCACTCACGGGCGCTGCCAACGGCGATCGACCTTGCCGCGGTACTTGCGCACGGTCAGCCGGTTGATACCCATGCGCTGCGCGAGACTCAGCTCACTGGCGCCGTCGTCGACCGCCATCCGCACGACCATGCGGGCCGCCGAGGTCGCGGCCTCGTATTGCTCCTTTGCGACGGCCAGCTCGTCGCCGATCGTCTCGGGCAGGTCGGCCTCGTCGCACAGGTACCGGCCGACAGCCTCGATCGCAGCGCGCCGAATATGGGCGTTCTCGGCGCCGGGCCATTCGGCCTCGATCCGCTCGACCTGTTCCTCGTAGCGCGGCACATGCGCCGCCGGGATCGTGCGGCGGGTGCCGCCCACGCTGACCGTTTTGCCTCGCGCCATAGCGGCGGCCTCCTGATCTGACAGCTCGCGCACTGTCATTGTGTCGGTGCTCATTTCGGGCTCCTATCCCGTCGGTATTGCTGTTGACATGCCAACAATACGGGCCGTGTGTATGCAGGTCAACAATACGCGAAAACGCCCCCCGCCGACGGATCGACGAGGGGCGTTCGCATGTTTGCCGAAAATCGGCGTTTCGAGGGATCAGTGCAGGTCACCGGGTGCGCTCGAGGTGCTTGCCGGCGTTAGCTGCCGCGGACTGCCACAGCCAGCCGGGCGAGCGGGTCGAACCGCTGCGGTATCACGTTGAGCAGGTGCGCCGCCAGGCCGACGACCACGACGCGCGTCACCCACGGGCGCCGGTCGAGGTATCGGTCGACGCCCTCGCTGAGCAGCTCACCCCGCGGGGCGCCAGCCTCGTATGCGACCACCGCGGCGGCGATGCCGAGCCATGCGCGATCCGCAGCCCGCATCAGCGCCACCACCTTGCGGCCAGCTCGACGACGGCGCCCAGTGCGCCGCAGCCGCACGCGACAGCGAGAACGAACACCAGGCCGCCGAGCACGGTCAGGCCCGACCCGTCGGCCTCGACGAGCACGTGCATTACAGCACCCCCAGGTTCGACACCTCGCCGCTGCGCAGCAGGTAGGTGAGAGCACCGCGGCGGGACTCGCCGCCCTGCCGCTCGCGGAACCAATCGCTGCCGCAGTCGAACGTCGGCGAGCACACGATCGTCTTGGTGGCGTGCATTTCGACGGCGCCGACATGCCAGTGCCCGTGCTGCAGAACTTGGCACGCCCCGGCGGGCTGGTTGTGCACGGCCTGCTTGGCGAGCCAGTCCAGCGCCTTGCCCTTGGGCGATTGGTGCCCGTGCATCACAGTGACCACAGTGTCGCCGACGGGCACGGTCATGCTGCCCGACCACGGTTCAGGCACCCGCACCTCGACGTGTCCGTACACGTCACGATTGAGCACCATTGCGTCGCGCACCGCGATGGCCGCCTCGGTCGCCCACCCGTCGCCAGGGTTGGTGTTCCACTGCCGGTTGGCCTGGTCGTGGTTACCGTTCACCACGTCGAGGTACACGGCCGGGGCCGCGCGGAACGTGTCGACGGCCTCAACCATCAGCCGCCGCAGCAGCCGGAACTGCTCGGCGATCGTTTCCTGCGTCAGCCAACTGTTCGCGCCCTTCTGAGACACGACGCCCTCAATACAGTCGCCCGGCATGGATACCTGCACACCGGCGATACCGACGGCCGCCGCCAGCTCGCGGTACTGCCGACCGGCGGCCTCAAGGGACTGCACGAACCGCTCGACGATCTGCTCGGTAGAGCCGTCACGTGACCTTTTACCGAGCTGCAGGTCGCCAGCCTGAAACACGTACCAGTACGGCGAGCTGGTCGCCGGTTCGATCGTCGGCACCTTGCGGGCGTCGGCGATCAGCGCCTCAAGGTCGCCGGGGCCGCCAGGGTCGATCGGCTCGACGCGCAACTTATACGACGCCGCCCAACGAAACTCTTGTTCCTCAAGGCGTGGCTTGCCGAACTCGTTAAAGATCGGGTTGCCATCGTCGTCGCGCACATAGGGCCGATATGGCACCTGCCAATGCTTCTCGCTGAGAATCTCGACGAGCCGGAACCGTTCAGGGTCGCGGCCCACCTGCCGCAGAATCTCGGCGTATTCCGGCGGTTGGCCCGGCTCCTGGTACACGGTGCCCGTGTCGATCGTGGCGCCCCGGTTGTCGAACTCGACCGCGGGCCGGTACTTCTCGTTTGTGGCCGCCGGTGTGGCGAGCCGGTCAGACAGCGACATGCGCGCCCCCTCGGTGATGGTCGTTGATCAGCTCGGAGAACCGAGGCCGCTTGATCCGCAGCCGGTTCACGACCGGCTGACCGTCCTTGTCGTGTGTTGCGCTGCACGCCCGCCACAACGCCGACAGCGAACCGCCAGAGGCGAGCCAGTCGTCGAACGCTGCGCGGTCGGTCTCGTCGGCCTGGTCGTACCAGCGGCACACGGCGCACTCCCCCGACGGTGCGGGCTGCGGGTCGCCGAGGCGTTCAGCCAGACTCATGCGACCCGCCTCGTCAGCTCGTCGATCTTGCGCTCGACGGTGCTCAGTCGGGTGTGTGCGTGCGCCCGGTCGTCGCGGACCTCGCCGCGCAACTGTCCAACGTCGCTGCGCACGCCGCCAACGTCGCGGCCCACGTCGCCCATGTGCTCGCGCAGATCATGGATTGCGTCGCGTAGGCCGTCGATATCGTCGCGCAGGTTGGTTGTGTGCGAGTTGGCGACGTGCTCGCGCACCGTGTCGACGGTTTGGCCGGTGCCGCGGGCCTTGAGCCAGACGGCCGCCAGGCCAACGCCGTTGATCAGCGCCAGCCCGGCGAGCCCGTACCAGTCACTCGGCAGCGTCGAGGCCGCCGCGCTCACGTCGCAGCCGCCGACGACGCGCGGGCGTCCTTGCCGCTCGGGTCGTTGCTTGCGCGGGTGTTCGTGGCCGCCAGCGCGCCGCCGAGCAGTGCGACGATCGCCGCCATAATCGGCGTGAGGGTTGAATCCTCAGCCCAGCCGAGCCCGACAATGAACGCCTGCACAGCGGGCAGCAATCCGTACACCCAACGCCGGAACCCGTCACGTGTGTTGAAGAACGCCAGCGCCGGGCTCGCCACGGCGAGCACCAGGCCGACAATCAGCTTGGCTGTGTCCTCGCTGGCAATGTTCCACGTCACCATTGCCGTGACGGCGTACGGCGACAGAACGTGCACCTGTAGACGCAAATCCTCCCACGTGCGGATGCCGAGACGTTCAGCAGCGAACTGCCGCACACGTGCCCACACCTGCATAAACATGCCGAGGATTGTCTCGGTGGCTTTCGTCATTCTCGCCCCCTTATGCCGCCATCGCGCGCAGGTGGGCGAGGGCGTGCTCGTAGTAGGTGACACCCGGCGAGACCTCGCGCAGGTGGTACTCGATGTGCGGCGCCGTGCTCGGCTTGCGGCCAAAGAACATGAACGCCTTGACGATCGCCATAACCGCGGCCGGGAACTCGCGCAGCGGGCTCTTGAGCATTTCGACGATCTGCTCGGTGATGTTGTTCTGCTCCCGCTCGCTGCCGCCCAGGAAACCGCCGAGCACACCGCCGAGCGGGTTGCCTGCGAGCCCGAGCAGCGCCCCGCCGAGGTCGAGGCCGCTGCCGAGGTCGATCACGTCGCTGATTCCGTTGAGGCGCACCAGCTTGAAAATCGCTGTCATGTCCTCGCCCACGTCGTTGTTCGGCACGTTGGCGTAGATATCGCCGGGGTCGAACTCGTCGACCCAGAAATCGGGCGTGTCGACGATCAGCTTGTCGGCGATGCCACGGCCGCCGTTCTCGTCGAGCGCGCGCCGCGGGTTGCCGAACGTGGCGCCGCCGATCAGCTTGTGCCGCAGGTGCTTGAGACGGCCGCCGCGGAACTCGTCGAGCAGGTCCGAAACGAGCCACGCGCCTTGCGAGTAGCCGCACAGCTCGTACCCGTCGGGCACCTCCCGCGACGGCCGGGCCTCGGCCTTGAGTACGAGGTCGACACCCTCGTCGACGCCGATCTTGACCGACGGCCCCATAGGCCACACCCGAGCCGGGTACTTGCCGATCGGCTGCAGCTCGACGAGACCCTCGTCGCGCAGCCGCACCCCGAGGTCGTGCGGATAGCCGGTGTACATGTCCACGCCGGTGCCCTGCCCGGTCAGCAACATAGGCTTGCTCACTTGCTCGCCCCCTTGCGCAGCACGCACTCGGCGCCCGCCAGCGCACACGAGCCGTCGCCGCCGTTCGCCACGAGAACGCAAGGGCCGCCGCTGGACTCGCACACCACCTCGCGGGCCGCGGGCTCGGGCGCGGGCTCGTCACTCTCGTCGAAGTGATCGAGAATGCGCCGGGCGAGCGCCGCGCTGCCCTGCCGGTCGGCGGCCGTGGTCGCGGCGATCTTGCGCAGCCGCTCGAATGCGCCGGGGTCACCGATCTTGGCGAGGACATACTCGGCGACCAGGTGAATGTTGGCGTCCTGGTTGAGGTCCATACCCGCCCAGGTGTCGACGAGACCCTCGCCGACGGCGCGCAGCTCGCTGCGGCTCGGGAACTTCTTTCGCAGCTCGCCGGTGCCGGGTGCGGCCAGCCAGCGCAGCATGTCGAGCATTTCGCGCTGCTCGGCGGCAGTCAGTGCGGACATGAAATCATCGCCTCCATTAACGATCTTGAGTAGGTCGGCACCCATCGCCAGGGCGCCGTTGTATCGGTTGCGGCGGTCGTCGATTCCGTTCTGACCGCCGTTGACGTACTGCGTTGCGCGCACCAGGTCGCGGGCGTCGGCCGCGTCGTTCATTGGGCGTTGCGTCGTCCAGTACCAGACCACGCCGACGAATCCGTAACGGTCGCCGCGCAATTCGTCGGGATTGTCGACGAAATAGGTCGGCGTCGGCACGAGGCCCTCGCTGTGCGCCCACTGCGACAGCACCGTGAAGTTGTGCCGCCCGGTCACCTGAATAGGCCCGGCGCCGCGGAACCTGTACCCGTCGCCGGGCTGCGTGTTGCCGAGGTCGGCGCGGCCCTCGTAGCCGCGCTGTGCGGCCGTCGGCCCCCACAGCTCGCTCATGTACTTGAGCCCGACCGACTCGTGCCCAACCTGCGCGCCCCACATGGCGATACGGGCCTCGGTCGTGCACTCGCACTCGTCGAGGCACTGCCGCACCGCAGGCAGTAGCGCCTGATACCGAGCGAACGGCAGCGAGCCGCCCATCAGCCGCAGCAGCGCGTCGGCGGCCTGCGCGTCGGCGTCGATCGGCGCCTCGGGGGCGACAGTCGGGTCGGCGTAGGCGTAGCCCTTCGGTGGGATCAGCGACGCGCACTGATCGAAACTGATCCAATACCCCTGCGGCTGAAAGCCACTGTCAGCGATCCACACCGCGCGGCCAATGCCGGGCACGGCGTCGTCGTAGCCCATCGCCGCGACGTAGTGGTATGTCGTGCCGCCGCTGTAGCGGGGGCTCACGCTGCCCTTGACGCCGCGGGGCTTGTTGCTCGGCGGGGCCACCCAGTTCATCACCACGCCGTAACCGGCGTCGATCGAACGCTTGAGGTTGTGCCACAACGTTTCACGCTGCGCCGAGGTCGGCGGGTCGTTCTCGATGTACACGGACGTGTACCGGGCGTCGGGCACCCGCAGGTCGAGAATGCGCTCGATCAGGCCCACGTAGTCGGTGCCGCGCACCGTGGTGCCAATCTCGCGGGCGAGGGTCGCCTCGGGCACGATCAGGCCGCGGGAGTTGAGCACGATCTGCGTCGCCGCGGGGCCGCACCAATACCCGGTTTCCTGCGGGACGATCGACCGATCGTAGGGCAGTACCTTCTCCATATTCGGTTGTCTCCGTTCTTAAACCGGGTCGCCGTAGCTGTGCGTCGGCGTCACGTCAATGACGCCGTTAGCGTTGAGAGTCGCGCCGGGGCTCAGCGCCTTGCCGTACAGAAATGTGCCGTCGGCCTTGCGCACGCCGTAGTGCGTAACCGCAACGCCTGCAGCGACGTTCATCTGCTGCGTGGTGCCGGTCGCTCGGGCCTCGTTGCCGACGATCGCCGGGGCGCCCCATGTGAATGTCTTGCGGCCGTACCCGCCGCCGGTAATCTCGCTGGCGCCCGTCTTGCCGGGGTCTGCGCTGTGCAGGCTCAGCAGGTTGCCCTGCGCCAGGATCGCGGCGAGGGTGTCGAGCTTGAACTGATCTGTGGCAGCCACAGAATGCTCCTATTCAGTTGTTTGCCGACCCGAGGCTGCGCCGCAGGTCAGGGTATGAATCCGGCGCTTTGCCGGCGGTTGCTACTGGTATGCGCGCAGATACGCCGCGCCAGGGGCGCCGACGCCGCCGTTTGAGCCGACGAACGCGCCGCCGTTGCCGCCGCGGCCAGCGCCGCCGGGAGGATTGCCCGGTGTGCCGTTGCCGCTGTTCGTGGGGGCGCCGCCGATATACGGCACGTTGTTGAACATGAAGTCACCGGGACCGTCGCCCGGCTGATGAAGCAGCCCAATCCGCTCGCGGTGCAGGCCGCCCGAGGCAGTCAGCCCCGCCCAGCCGTCAGCCTGCGCGGTTGTCGGGTTGCCGTCCGTGGCGATACCGCCGACCGTGGCGCCGCTGCCCGCGGTACCGCCAACCCTCACGATGCAGACGATTACGGCTGTCGTCCAAGGGATATGCACGCCGCGCTCCAATGTGATCGCCGCCCACTTTCCGCCCTCGCCGCCGTGGCCGGACTGGAATGCCCCACCGCCCCCGTTGCCACCCGCCCCGGCGCCGACGAGAACCACGTCGATAAACCGGCACTGGTACGGGATCACAAACGCGAACTCACCGACAGTGACGAACGCCTGCTCTACCGTGCCCATCGCCGGGAACGCCGCCGACGCCGACGCCTTACTCGCCGACGTTGCCACTGCGGTCGACCGCAGCAGCGTGGCCGCCGTTGTGCTGCTGACGTTTACCGCCGCGGCCACAGCCCTAACGAGAGCCGCCGCGGCGATCTTGCTCGTCGACACCGCGGCGGCCTCGGCAAAGTAGTGCTCACGGGCCGCCGCGGTAGCGGTGCTCACGCTGGTAGCGGGGGCTGTCATGCGCAGCAGTACGGCAGCGTCGGCGCGGGAAATGCTCAGGGCTGCAGCGGTCGCGCGGATAGCGAGGGCCGCCTCGGTGTGCGAGACGCTCAGCGCGGCGGCCAGCTCGTGAACCGATACGATCCAGCCGGGCCGCGGCGGCGAGGTGAGCGCGGCGGGGTCCGTTGTCCAGCCGCGCTGACCTGTGCGTCGCCCCGGCGGCGTTGGTGCCCATGCCATCGCTCACCCCATCCTGTTGACCGTCACAAAGGTGACCGCGCCACCAAACCCGCCGACGACTGTCTTTGCGTCGGTGTTGATCCGGCACATTTGCACCGTGTCGCCCGGCTCGGCATACACCACGAACTGCCCGTATACCGTTGCCACGGGACTGCTTGCGCCGCCGACGTTTATCGGGAACTGGTCCATTTGGTTGTACGAGTACGTCACGCCGTTGCGTTTGATCGCCAGCAGGTAGGCGCCGTTACCCATTGGTGAGCTGAACTCAAGGCGCAGCGTCACGAGATACGTTGCGGCCCTGGTCGTGTTGAACGTGACGGTATTCGTCGCGTGGCTCCATGCGAGGTCGCTCGATATGTACTCGATCGAGTCGAACACGTTCGCGGGCAACGCCGTGCTATTGGTGTCACTCGCCCGCGGCAGGCTCACGCCCGACGTGTTGGTGCGGAACGCTCGCATTGTGGTGCCCTGCACAGCCGGGGGAGTGTTGTCGGCGATCGTGATACGGGCGACGGCGCTCGGCGTGCCCTGCCCGTTACCTCGGGTGCGGGCTTGGCCTTCCCAACCCCAGCGGCGATAGTTCTCACCGGAGGCTGTGACGTTGCCGCTGTCGGTCCACGCCAGCAGCGGAGAACCGTTCTTGAGGAACCGGAAGGTGCGAACGCCGTCGACGGTGCCAGCAATCAGGGTCAGGTTGGTGCCGACGCCCCACGAACACGCCACCGGGCTGCCGACCAAATGGTCAGAACCGTTGCGGCGGTAGCCGATCTGCGCCTGCTGCGTGCCGCCGACCTCGACGTAAACGCCGTCAGTGATGCCGACCGTCGGGGCGTCGTTGTTGACGCGCAGCCACACCCTCACATGCTGCGACCCGATCACGCCGAGCAGCGGAAGCTCACCCGGCACCGTGCCGACCACCAAAGTTGACTTCTGGTAGTCCGTTTCGGTGATCGCGTCATCAGGGTGCGTGCGCACAAACACGCCCGTGTTGACGGCGCTACCCTGGTCAACCCACCGGGCCTCATGCCCGTTGGCAATGTCGTAGTAGCCGTTACCGGCGCCGAGCGTGTAGAACTCAGCCCAGTAGCCGAGGCCGCCGAGGTTGCCGCCGACCTCGCGCTCGAAATCGTCGCCGCCGGAAACGCCGCCGTTCGTGTTGCCGTCCTGCCCTGCCTGCAGCTCGGCGATCGCCGACGAGTGCGCCGCCGTTGTCGCGGCCAGCTCAGCGATCTGCGCGGCCTGGTCGTCGACCGTCCGAGGCTCGTCGGGATTGCGGCCCGTCAAGGCGCCCCAAATCCGATTCCACGTGTCCTGAATGTTCTGCCCGATCGAGCCCTGCCCACCGACGCCGAGCACCCGGTCGTCGGGGATATCGGGAATTAGGTCGATGTTGAACAGCTTGCTTGCGTCGAACAGCCCGTCGAGGTCGATGTGCTTCAACCGATCGAGCAGCCCGGAAATGAGGTGCAGCGGCAGCAGCCCGCTCTTGGTGGCGTCCACCTCGTCGAACCACACGCTGCCCGCCGTGGCGTACTGCCCGACCGTGACGCGCACCCGCGCGGCCTTAACGCCGCTCTGCGGCACCGTGTACTTGCCGGTAAGGGTTTTCCACGTGACGGTGCCCGTTTGGCCCGTAGGCGTGGCGATAACCGGCCGCCCGACCATCGTCTCGCCCCGCACGTCGCTGTAGGTCACGAGACCCAGCTCGATCGGGCTGCCGCTGGCGACCAGGTTCGCCCACTGCACGACAGCCTCAACGTCGAGCACCTGCCCCGGCGAGACGGCGATCAGATCGGTTGACAGCAGATCCTTGATCGTGCCGTCGGCCGTGGTGCGCGCCGAGCCGGGCGCAGCCTTGCCGACCGTCTCGTCGTACACCCATTTGCCGGTCGGGTCGATAATCGACGACGCCGACCCAAACATGCCGTTGGGCAACAGGCTTGCGATCCACTGCCCGATCTGACCGACTGGCAGCACGGGAATGCGGCCGGGGTCGATAGGCCCCCACAGGTTCGCGTTCACCCATGCCGCCAGCTCGGCCAGGCCAGCCAGCGGGGCGCCGGTGTAGCCGAGCACCTGCGAGAGCACCTCGACGAGCTTCTCGGGGCTCAGGGCCTCGCCGAGCAGCTCGCCGAGGCTCTGCACGAGGGCCTCGGGGCTCGACAAGTCAATGCCCGTCAGCTCTTTGAGCCCGGCGAGCCACTGCCCCCACAGGGCCGCCGCGTCGAGCTTGGGCAGCTTGCCGGGGTCGGGTGTCAGGCCGACGAGCGGGCTGCGGTCGACGACGAGCGCGCGGCGATCGTAGACGGGAGGCACTTACCGACCCCCTGCCTGCGCGTTGCGCCACGCCGACTCGGCGGTCAGCCATTCGATCTGCACCTCGGAAACCGCGCCTACGCCGGTGAACTCGTGCCACGTGTACTCATCGGCGCGCAGCGGCAGATGCTCGGCGGCCTTCGGTGGCAGCTCAATCCACGGCACCTCACGCTCGCCGTACTCGACGATCGTCAGGCCCAGGTTGGCCGCTGCGCGGTCGAACGATTCTCGGGTCAGCCACCGCAGCACCGCGAGGTCGGCGCCGGGCTCAAGCGGAACGATCGTGCGGTAACTCTTGGTGTATGACATGTGCAGCTACCCCCCTTGAGGCACAACGAGAATGGAGAGCTGCGCGCCCTTGCCGTTGAACACGTAGACGCCGAGCAGGCCATCGTTGTAAAGGTTGACGTTGATTTGTGCGGCCTGCCCGGCGGCGACGGTAGCGACGCCGTTATCGGGGGCCACCGCGGTTGCGGGGTCGGCCGTGGTTGACCAGTGCGGCGAGATCGTCGACCACATAGACGAATTGCCGAAACCGCGGCCGATCAGCTCGCCCGTCAGCGGGTCGCCGAGGCGCACCTCGACGCCGATCGTCAGCGGGTCGGCGTCCAGCTCAAGACCAAACGCCTTGATGTGCCCGGTGACGTACGGGGTCCATGCGAAGTCCTGCGGCTCGACCTGGTACTGCAGCACCGGCTGCCGCTGCGCGGGGCCAGTGAACGGCGTGAACGCCGCCTCGGGCACCGAGTACAGCCGCGGGTGCTTGGCAGTGAAGTCGGACGGCTCCCACTTCTGCTTTACCGAGTTCCACACGAGCGTCTGCCCGTTGGTCGGCGGCACACTGTTGTCGTAGTCCGGTGCGCCGGTGATGTTCGTCGACGGGCCGACAGGCCCCTGCGGCGACAGTGCCCGCACCTTGATGTGCGGGTTAAGCGAAGTGCCGGAACGGATTACCTCGTCGGTGACGCCGGGGCCGCGCTCCGACATGGGGATCGTCTCGAACTCGAACGAGATTTGAGGCGTGGCGCCGGGAGGCCCCGCCGGGCCGGGCCGCACCATCTGGAATTGCGAGCCGGTCCAGACGTAGACGACAGTGCCGATCCACCAGCCCTTGCCCTTGTCATCCTCGGTCAGCTCGTCCTGCAGCTCGACCAGCTCGGTTGGCGATTCCAGCGCAGGCCACTGCAGATCAACCAGCGGCGCCGGGTCGCCCTTGTCGCCCTTGGGGCCGATCAGAACGTCGGTCGTGATCACGGCCTCGCCGTCGATCATTTCGAGCGTTGCCGACATGCCGCCTGGTGTGTTTCCGTCGCCGACGATGCCGTACCACGTGGCAGACAGGAGGGTCTGAAACAGCGCGACCGCATCGCCCGTCAGCCGGGGCGCAAGCTCGGCCATATGGTGCTCCTTATTCAGTTGTTTGCTGACCCGAGGCCGCGCCGCAGGTCAGGGTATGAATCCGGCACTTTGCCGGCGGTTGCTCAGTCGTCGAACGTGATGGACGTTTCGACGTGCCACGGGTTGCGTTCGTCGAGGTCGACGCCCTGGTCGTCGACGGCCGTCGGCGCCGGGGGCTCGCCGAGCGCCCGGCGTCGAAATTCGGCTTGGGCCGCCGCGGACAGGTTCGGCAGGTCGGCGAGCGTGGCGCCCGCTAGCTCGTCCTCGATCGAGTCGGGGGCGTCGATCGGCACCCAATCGACCGCATCCTCGACGACGCCGCCCGTCGGCGGCAGGGGCCGCTTCTTGATCACGGCCCGAGCCGGGTCGACAACACAACCAGCGCGCGCCAGGTGGTACGCGAGCACCGGCAAGAGAAAACGCACGTCGTACCGTCGACCGCGGCTGTCGACCGGGTACACGAGGGCCTCGGCAATGTCGTACATCGCGTCGGCCGTCGAGTTGACACCCGGCACGTGCTCGGGCACGTCGGGCAGCGGCGGCAAGGTGGGAATTTCCACTAGAACATATCTCCTGATCCAAACAACATGCCTATGGCATTCCAGAACGCTGCGGCCGATCGAGCGACCTGCGCTAACGGGCTTTCCGATTCCGCATCAGTGCCGATCGACAAGTCGAACGTTTTCGGCGTCGTCTCGTCGTAATGCAGCCGCAAGGCTGACACCTGGTCAGTGTGGAATATGCGATCTATCTCGAAATTCGCACGCCAACCGAGGTCGAAATCGTAGTACAGCTGATATTGCCCACCATTGCGGATTGACACCTTGAACGCTTGATATGCGCGTGTTTTATGGTGCCCCTCAGCTAATGTCATTGCCGAGCTGACCGTGTATGCTGAACCCGAGCCTTGCTCGAAATGTTCCAGGTAGCCGTACGGACCCGACCGCTCAGCGCGCACCGGATCGGTTACCTGAATATAGGCCAGCAAAATATTGTCGGCCTGCCCCTGATAAATTTCCTCCAAACCCGAGCTGCCCGGTTGTTGGTATGCACCGGCCGGGCCAGCTTGGATAATTGCGGAAATTTGAGACAGCGCATATTTGATCGCAAATGTCTGAACTTGGTTAACCCAGCCAGGACTACGACCGCCCGTGAGAATTTTCTGCGCCTTTGCACGAAACATGCTGTGCTCTGACGAGATAATCGACGAGTATTCGTTATCCCGAAATGTGATATCCGGCGGCGCCGGGGCGACGCCGAGCAGCTTTCGGATAAACGGATCGGCCACGCCATCGCCGTTGCGGTCGATATGCACCAGCGTGCTGAGAATGTTGTCGGCAGACACCGCGATGAGGTCGAGAGCGCCGTCGACGGCCGTGCCGGTGACGCCGGTCGTGCCGCTCATGTCCTCGACTGCCAGCACGATGCAGTTGCGCGTCGGCCGGGCCAGCTTCTCGCCGACGATCGCCGCCAGCTCGGGGTGCGGGCTGTCCTCGTCCTCTTCCAGCCAGCAGTACGCACGCACGTGACACCCGGCGTACTTGAGCAGCGCGTCGCACACGTCGTGGGCGTTGTTCCACCGAGACATGAGCACGCTCAGCCGCGACCGATCGAACGCCGGATTGACGAACTGCATTTGAACGGGCCAGTTCAACGGGTTGAGGTTGGCGAGGTTGGACGCCTGCCCGATCCACGCGCCGGGATTCATCACCTGCGACGGCAGGGCCAACAGCGGCCAGTAGTTGCGCGCCAGGTTGATGAAACCCGTTGTCGTCACAATGGTGCGGGTGTTGCCCGGCAGCAGCCAGGCCCGCAACGGCTGCACCTCGGGCGCGCTGAACGGCGTCGCCCCAAATAGCAGGTGCTTCCAGTGCTCGCGGTTGTGCGCGCACTCGAACGTGACTGTGCGCTGCCCGTTTTCGTTGCGGGCAACGCGCACGTTCGTGACCTTGGCGTGCCACCGACGGCGCCAGTTGCGCCGGTGCGGGTACGGGTCGATCGTTATGTGCAAGTCCTCGTCTTTGCGCACGTCGGTGCGCAGAAACTCGACGAGCCAATCGTCGCCGCGCAGCACAATGTCGCCCTGCCCGGTGTCGTGCAGCATTTCCTCGGCGTCGACCGACTTCTCGGCGGCCACGGTGCCGATGTACTTAAATGCCTTGTCCCACAGCCGAATGAGGGGCTTCTCGCGCGCCTCGGCGTCGATCAGCTCGCGCTTGAGGTCGAGGTAGCGATACGCCTCGATCGGATTCTTGACGGGATCAGGGACGCCGTTAGCGCCGCACGCCGGGGGCACCCACAGCTTGCGGCCATTTTGTACATACATCTATGACCACGCCATCCGGTAGTGCTGCGGCATGATGCACGTGATTGACCCGTTCGGGTTGTCGTGCCGCACTTTGATATTGGCGACCGTGCGCGGAGGAATCTTGCCGTCGAACCCGATGCCGCCGGGAATGCGGCGCTGCGCCGGGAGGCGCGCGGCCGTCACGTCGTGCAGCAGCAGCTCAAGCAACTGCGATCCGCGCAGGTACTTATAGAGCTGCTCGTCAACCGGGTCTTGCTCGGTTGTGATCGTGCGCTTAGTCGGATCGGTGTCGACGAGCATGTAATCGCCGTCGGTCTCGTAGAACTTGGGCAGCTTGATCATTGGGCCGTCGTTGCCGTCCTGAATCCACGCCTGCCCGTGACCCTTAACGAGGTACTTCGGCCACGACTCCCACGTGCCGCGGTTCGGGCACTGGATAATCCCCTGCGCCACACCGTCGTTAGCGACGAGATTCTCGAGGTCGGACAGCCACGTCTTGCTCAGGGTGCGCTTGGCGTAGAACGGCCAGGGGGCGTGCAGCACGATGTTGTACTGCTGAGAGTTGTTGTTGTGCGCTACCGGGTCGATCTTGAGTGACGTTTTCGACGCCTCGGCCAGGATCACGGCCAGCCACCGCCAGCCGTGCGTACGGGTGAACGAGCCGAGGAAACCGGGTTGCGTCTCAGACAGCGACGACCACCACGAGTCCTCAATGAACCGATAAGAGAACGGGTTAGGTTCCTCGATCCGCTCGGCGTTGCCGTTGGGCTGGATCACGACGCCGAGGCTGATCGTGCGTTTCTTGTAGTTGATCCGCTCGGGCTTGGCGCCGATCGTGTAAGCGCCCTCGCTGTACAGGATTTCAAACTCGGGCTGCATAACGCCCTCAAGTTCCTTGGCGAGCGCGACGCCCTCACGGCCGCGCATTGGCCCGGCGAGGTGCCAAACCTTGTTGTTGCTCGGGTGGATATAGACCCACTTGGTTGCGGTTGACCGCAGGTACTCGCCGTTGCGCCCGAGGTCGCCCCAGTGCGACATGCGCCGCCAGCTCGGGTGCGCCGGATTCTCGGGGCCGTACAGCTCATTGCCGTAGGCGTCGCGGTCGTACTTCGGCGGGTCGAGATAAAAATCGTCATGGATGCCGCCAAGCGTCACGGCTCACTCACCCCGTATTCAGTTGTGAAAGTTGTTAGCTGGCACAGCGAGCCGCCGCAGGTCAGGGACCAGATCGGCGGCTCGCCGGCCGTTTGCTTACTTGACGTTCGAGCTGCCGCTGTAGCGCGAACGCGAGTGCAGCTCGGTGCGGAACTCCTGCCGCAGGGCTTGCGGGTCCATGCCCACGGGGCCGTTGAAATTCACGTCTCCCGCGGGGCCGGGTGCAGCTCCCCCGCCCTGCCCGTGCTGCGTGGCGTCCGGTGCGAACGCCGACATGGCACCGACAGCGCCCTCGGCGAGCGTCGAGCCGCCAGCGGTTGCCGGGTTGAACTGACCGGGCGCCAGCGCGGGGCTGCCGCTCTGCGGGGTCCAACCGGCCGCAGGATTGGCTACACCGGCCGGAATCTGCGTCAGCAGACCCTCTAGGCCGACAGCCTCGCCCACGCCGCTAGCGAAGCCACCAGGCCCCGCAACACTGCCCTGCTCGTTACCTGCCAACAGGCCGCCCGCGAAGTTGACGCCCGCCATGATCGACTTAACCGTCGGCCACTCAAGCGGATTGCTGAACAGCGACCCGTCGAGCCCGACCGACTCAAGCAGTCCAGACACGAACGTCTTGCCAAAGTCAGCGCCCGACAGGCCGCCGCCCTCGGAAGTTGCCGAGCCCTCGGTGAACTTGCCCTTAGTGCGCAGCTCCTCGTCGGCCGCAACCGCCTCGGTCAGCTTGTCCTGAGCCTTGCGCTGCCGCTCTACCGAGTCGGTCAGCTCACGGTTCGCCACGTCGAGCGAGTGCTGAGCGTCGTCGACGCCCTTGCCCTTAGCCTTGGCCTCGTCGAGGCGCTTCTGCGCCTTGTCGCGGCGATACGTCGCGTCGTCGACGGCCTGGTCGGCGTTCTTGGCAGACGTGCGGGCGCTGTCGACCTTGCGGCCCGACGAGCTGAGCTGCGAGCTGGTCGCAGCCTTGTACGACCCACTGCCCCGCGCGGCGCTGTAGCTGCCGCCGACCGTCGCCGATCCACCGTCGAGGCCGTCGAACCATTCCGGCGGCAGGTGCGCGTGATTGGTGTACTGCGGATCATTGGCGCCGACGGCCGAACCGCCGAACTGCCCGTTACCGCGAGCACCGCCCATTTCAAAGTTGGTGCCGTCGGGCAGCGTCGCCGAGGTGTGACCACCTTGCGGGCCGCCGTTGTACCAACCGATATTGAGCGATCCGGCCGGGCCGATGCCCGACTCGAATCCACGCTTAGCCAGCTCGTTGTCCATCGACGCCGTGCTGAACCGCGACCCGAACGGATCGAGCCCGGTCGCGTAGTTGGCGATCGCCGACACCGCGCCCGAGCAGTCACCCCAGTTGACGCCGCCCCACTCGTACGGGGCGCCCTCGACGCCCGACGCGAACTGTGAGAGCTGCTCAGCCGACACCATGCCGCCCTCGGCGAACCGTGGCAGCAGGTGAGCCAGCACGTCAGCCAGCGGCATACCGGCGTTGAGCGCCTGCAGCAGCGGGAGGTACTGAGCGGTCGTGCGGGCGTTCGTGATGAACTCGCCGTTAGCGACGCGCACCATTGCCGGGAATCCGAGAATCGAGTCGCTCGTGCCGGTGCCAGGGCCGCTGATACGGCCGCCCTCGTTGTACCGGCGCAGCACCCGACCGTTGTCGGCCATCCCGCCGCGCGCCCCACCGTCGAGGCCCACAGCACTAAGCAGCTTGCCGCCCGCACCCTTGAGCGCGTTCGTCACGGTGCCGATGCCGCCCACGATCTTGTCCCAAATGCCGCCGATCTTTGACCACACGGTCGTGATCACGTCTTTAATGGCGTTGAATGCGTTCACAATGCCGTCTTTGAACGTGCCGACGCCGGTCCCGATCTTGTCGAGCGCGCCGGTGAACAAGTCCCAAATGACTTGCACGCCAGACCACCACGTCGATACGACATTGCCGATCGCGGCGAATGCGGGCGTGGCAACGTTGTTCCACAGCCACATGATCTTGTCGCCGACCCAACCGATTGCGGTCGTCGCGGCGTCCCACACGATCTTGACGCCCTGCCACCACACGCCGATCACGTTGCCGATCGCCGAGAATGCGGGCGTGACAACGTTCTGCCACAGCCACGAGATAACCGAGCCCAACACCTTGAGCGCGGTCACTACGTTGTTGAACTGCCATTTGACCAGCGCCGCATAGAACCGGCCGAACGCGGCCACCGCGGGCTGAACGAAGTTCCACACGCTCTTGATCGCGTTGCCCAGCGCGGAGAACGCTGTGCGGGCCAGCTCGCCGATCCGTTGCAGGACAGGCTGTATCGCTTCCCACGCGGTGCTGAATGCGTTCTTAATCCATTCCCACGCCACCTTGGCGGCGTTGACGATCGCGGGCCAAATCTTCTCCCACATCTGGCGCCCGGTCTCGGTCTTGGTGAAGAACGCCCACAGGGCAGTGCCGACTGCGGCCACCGCGGCGATCACGAGCCCGATCGGGCCGGTAGCGAACGCGATTGCGACGCCCAGCGCCCGCGACGCGACGGTCGCGGCGATCGTGGCGACACGGTGCGCGGTGAGAGCAATCGTGTTGGCGCCCAGCGAGGCAGTGCCCGCGCCGGTCGCTGCCGCTGCGATGCCCTGCGCGACCGAGTAGGCCGCCATGACAGCGTTCGATACGACCATCGCCGCACCAATCGCCTTGACGGCGCCGACGGCGAGCATGAGCAGCGGCGCCATTGGCGCGAGGTTGGCGACGACGGTAGCCAGGTGCGGCGCAATGGCCGCCAGCGTGCCCGCCCACGGGGTGAACGCCTGCACGAGGGCAGGCAGTACCGGAGCAAGATTCTGCATCACCTGAGACAGTGCAGGCATGAGAATCTGCGCCATCTGGACCAGGCCCGGCACGGCCTCGCGGATCGCGGAGCCGATCGCTTGGAATCCCGGCGCCAGCGCGGGCGCCGTCACAGCGCCGATCTGCCGAATGCCGCCGATCACGGGGCCAAGCACGCTCATCACGTTGTCGATCTGCTGCTTGAGCGTCGCAAAAACGAGTTTCATCTGCGCGCCGTCGATGCTGCGCAGCCACTCGCCTGCCTTGAGCATTGCGTCGTTGATCCCGGCGCCGGTGTCTGAGAACGTGTTCGCGGCCGTGTTGGCGAACTCGACGAGCCCGCCAGTCAGCCCGGCGATACCGGACTCGCCGAGGAAGTTCTGAAAGAACCGATCCGACGCGCCGATCATCTGATCGAAAACGCCCTGCGCTGCAAGGTTATTGAGCGTCCCGGCAATCTCGCCGCCGATGTTGCCGAGCGTGGTCGCCAGGCCGCCGAGCTTGGGGCGCATCCCGTCGAGGGCGCCGCCGAGCCAGCCAAACGCGGGCTGCAGGGCGCCGCTGAAGTTGTCGACGATTTCCATGCGCAGCGAGCGAAACGCGGTGAGCAGCGGCCCCATGCGCTCGCCGATCATCTTGTTAAACGCCTCGTCAGCCTCGCCCCATGAATCTTTCATGGAGTCGGCGAACGCCTTTGCGCCGTCGGCCAGGCCCTTAAACCCGATCTTAGCGACGGCGATTGCCGGGCCGAGAATGCCGACGATCGCGCCAGCGGCGACACCGGCGGCCGAGCCGACGACCATCAGCGCACTGACGAGAACCTGCCCGAGAGTCGTTGCGAGCGCGGACACTACGCCGATCGCCAGCGAGGCGCCGACAGTAAACAGCGCCATCATCTTTGCGGCGCGTGTCATAAAGTTGAGTAGCTTGCCGACTGCGGCAAGCACGAGAATTGCTGACGTGACACGGGTTATCTCCCGAGACGCCCACCCTGCCGTGCGGGCGACCAGCGTCAGCCCACCGGCGAGGCCCATCAGGCTTGTACCGGCGACCAGACGCAACGCCGACGCTGCGCCGAGCAGGCTCAACGCCATGCCGCGCGTCATGCGCGAGGCGACGCCGACCACCGACGCGATCGTGCCGACGTGCCGAACCACCGACGCCGCAGTGTCGTTCGCCATCTTGAAACCAGCGGTGACGCCGCGCAGCGAGGCGCCGATACCGGCCGCCGCGGACGCAAACCCCCGCTGGAAGCGGTTGCCGTACTCGCGGCCGTCTCGCTGCGCCTGCCGGTGATCGACCCGCGGGTGCACGGTGATGTTGTCGGCCGCCCGTGCAGCCCGTCGGATACCGGGTACGATCTTGCTCGTCTCGGGCAGGATAGTGAGGTAGTACGTCGCGGCCATTACGCCCCCTTTGTGCTCTTGCCCTTGCGTTCGTGCTTTTCGCGCCAACGCTTTTCGCGTTCGGCGCGCATTTCGAGAAACTTGCCGACCGTGGTCTTGGTGGCCGCGATCGTGCCGACCGACACGTACTGACTGTCGGCCTTCTTTTCGTCGTCAGCGGGCCGCGGGAACGGCTTAGGCACGTTGCGCGGGGGCTTCTTTGTCGCATCCTCGGTTTTCTGCCACAGCCCGATCTTGAGCGCGTCGATTACGTGCGCGAGCAGGTAATCGGTTGTATTCCAGCCCTTTTCGAGTGCATGGAATATCGCCGTGTTCGGAGGTGACGCGAAGATGAATGCGTAAAGGTCGTCCCAGCTCAGTGTGCCGTCGTCGAACTCGCGGCCCGCCGTGATCAGGTCACGCCTGATCGCGTCCTCTACCTGCCGCGCCGCCGCGCAGACTTGCGCGATTTTCCCTCAATGAGGCCGCCATCCTTGCCCCACGCCTCGACGAACTCATTCCAAGGCTTCTCGGCGAGGCTGTCGAGGATTTCGAGAGCCCGGTCGCTGGCGTGCATTTCGATCAGAGCGAACGTGCGCTCAAGGTCGGACAGGTGCGCGTGCTGGCGAATCCATCCCGGCGGGGGCTTGCGCAGGCACCGCTTGACGGCGATCGTTGCGCCCTCGTCGAACTCGGCGACGCCGTACTCGGGGTCGAAGTCCTCAGCGTCGAACTTGCCGACGAACAGCTCGGTGCCCTCGTCGTACTCGTCGCGCCAGTCGTCGAGGATCTCATCGCGCACCGCGGCGAGGTCGTCGTCGAGCTTCTGCTCGGTGGTCGTTTCGGTCATGCTGGTGTACCTCCTGGTGTGTGTTTCCTGGTGAGTCCCTGGTGTTTTGGGTAGAGCGGGAAGCACCCCGCGCGCCCACCAGGAAAGCGCGCGGGGTGCCGGTCTGTGACGCCCGTGCTAGACGGCGACGGTCACGCCGTCGTCGCTGTACTGCACGACGTGGTTGCCGTCGGTGCCCTTGAGCACGCGGAACGTCGGGTTAAGCGCCAGCGGCGCGTTGTGCACGAGGGTGAGGTCGGCCAGCGAGGAACGCTGCGCGATCTGCGCGACCTGCCGAATGATCTTGTCCTCGTAGACGGAATCGAGCACGAGGCTGACCCGCTTCGGAATCTTGGAGTTGATCATCACTTTCATGCGGGCGCCGTGCGCCTCTGTGGCCGCCGCAGTCGACACGTTGCCGTCGCCGAAAATGAACGCATTCACCTCGGGCGAGAGAACCTGAAACAGGTTCATGCTGTAGTCGATTGCGAACTTGTCGCGCAGGGTGCCGATTTCGTCGCCGCCCCACACCTCAATGGGAGTGGTCTGGTCGTCGAACGCGATCGTCACGCCGTCGGCCGAAATGAACCCCAGGTTCTTGAACTTCGGGTCGAGCGGCTCGTCAACGTCGGTCGGCAGCACGGTGCCAAACGGGGCGTACCACAGGCCGCCGACCGTTTCGAGGTCCGACGGCGAGGCCGCGAACACCTTGGTGACATCACCCCAGGATGCCGGGGGCGTCGGTTGAGTCATGGGAGACCCTCTCTCTATTCAGTTGTTTGCTGATTTACCGGCCTGCAGCACGTCACCGCAGGTCAGCCGGGGCGCTCGAGCCCCTTGCCGGCGTTAGCTGCCCTCGGGCCGCAGGCCGATCGTCCAGAAAACGGCCGACTGCATACCGGGCAGCGGTACGCGCCTGTCGTCAAAGTCAGCCGGGCCGTACTCGTGTTGCGTGCCGGTGACCCACACCTCGCCCTCGTCGGGCACCACGATGTGCCGCCGCACCGCGTGCAGCAGCAGCCGGTGCAGCAGGTCGGCGTTGCGCTCCAAGCGCACGAGGTCGTCGTCGTACACCCGCACGCGAATGAGCGTGTGTTGCAGGAACACGTCGGTGCTCGTGCCGGGCCGCGACAGGATCGCGTACGACGTTGGCGAGCCCGCCGGTGTGGTCTGCTGCTCGACGATCAGCGGATTGTCACGGGCCGCCAGCTCGTCGAGCAGGTAGCGCCGCGCTGCGGTGAGCGGCGGCACCGGCGGCACGAGAACCGTCACGACGGCCCCAGGCTTGCCGACACCTGCATGAGCGGGGCTACGTCATCCTCGGCGGCGATCGCCTCGCCCGACTCGGCGCGCACGTACACACGGGCACGGGTGCGGCCGTGTGCCGGGACCATTTCGTAACCGTCTCCCGCGCCGTCGATTTCGGTTTGCGCGTCGGCGATCGCCGCGGCCTGGTCGCGCAGCTCGGCGCCGATAAGCTCACACGCCAACTTGATATCGGGCATGGTGCGGATTGCGTTGTGCTCGCTGTACGGCATGTCAAGCGGTCGGTATGGCACGCTTCTCCACCTTTCGCAGGGTGACGATGTAGCCGGGCCGGAACCCGAACGGGCCGCCGTTGTAGTCGTCTACGTCGCCGTGCACCTTGAACTTGCGTCCGGTCCAGTCCTCGACCAGATCGTCGTGTGCCCAATCGGTTTCATCCGTGACCATCGTGTACTCGACGACCACCTGATCGGCGTCGACGGCCGCGGTACCGGGCTCGTTCACCCGCTTGCGCAGGCTTGTGACCATGCGCTCGCGGGTGCGTGGCTCGGTGCGCGGCTGCCCGGCTGCGTTCTCGCCGACCTTGACGTACGTCGTGTGCAGCACCTTGTGAGGCTTTGGGAAGTACGACACGTCAGTACCTCTCGCTGCCCATCGCTACCGACGACATGCCGCTGTGCCACGGCCGCAGCCGGGCCTTGAGGTCGCGGGTCAGGTGCGGTCGCGGCGTGTGGCCGCCGTCGGCGAACGTGACGCCGAACCCGTCAGCCGAGAGCGTCTGCGTCTCCGGCAGAATCTCCCGCGGCCGGGTCAGCGCCGCCGCTGCCATCGCTGCCACTACCCGAGTGATCGGCCCCGGCGTCGGCGTCGGGATCGTCGACGGCCACAGGTACCCGATCACCAGGTCGCTCGCCTCGGTTATCAGATCGTCCTGCGGCGGCAGGCTTTCGGCCAGCTCGTGACTTCCCAGCGCCCGCAGCGCGGCCTTTACGTCGTCCAGGCTTGCCAGCACCAGCCACCCCCTCGTACTCGGTCCAGTTCGGGTCGCCCTCGACGAGGGCGGCCAGCAGGGTGCCCGTAGACACCCCGACGACCGCCCCCGTCAGGGAATGGCGATAGCGCACCGCTTATGCCTCGGGCGTCACGTCAGGGGTGACGACGCCGACCGGGGTCTTGTCCGGCCCCATCGAGGTTGCGGAGACGCCCAGCACGTAGGCAAACCGTGCCTTGAGGCGCAGCGCCACCATGTCGCGCTCGGCGAGGTTGATCTGATTCTCGCCGGTGCCGAGGGTGGCCTGATCCAGGAACTTGACCGTAATGTCCTGCCGCACGCCGATCTTGACGCGCGAAGAGTCGGCGATCACGCCGACCGCGGAAGTCGGAGCCCAGGCACCGTTACGGTTGAAGTGGGTATTGAAGCCCAGGAACGAACCGTCACGGAACGCGAGGTTTCCGTCGGCGTCGCGGACGTTGGCGACCTGGTACCGCAGCGCCAGGCTCGACAGCAGGGTGTCGGGCGCCCAACCGGCGAGCGCGACCTGCTCGGCGACCTTGTTGGAGGCGCCCACGAGGTCGAACTCGTTTGCGACACCGGACACGTGAGCGATCGCCTGACCGGCGGCCACCGCGGCGGGGACCAGCGACGGGGAGACCCACGACGCGGGCTTGTCGATGCCGAAAATGACGGCCTGGTCGAGCTTCTTGCCGATGGCCTGCCCGCCCTGCTCGGCGACCTCGGTCAGAATTTCGACGGTCGCGTCGTCGATCACGGCCTCGGGCACCGGAATGATCACGGCGACCTCTTCGGCAACCAGCGTGCGGTTGGCCCAGGTGACCTTGCTCGTCGGGATCACGCCCGCGGGATCGGTGGCAGACTCGCCGACCCAATCGGCCTCGGGCAGGGTCGCCAGGACCGGCAGGTGCGTGGTCTTGGTGCCCATGTTGACGTTCTGGAATGCCGACAGCACGGTGCTGCCCTGCTTGGCGGCGGCCAGCAGCGAGTGGCTGTAACCCTCTTCGATCAGGGTTGCGACCTCGGCGCGGGAAATGTCAGCCATAACGGCCTCTCTCTCTATTCAGTTGTGATCAACCGCCGAGGTCGGCCCTCGTGCGGAAGTGTTGGGGAGTTGGGTACTACTGACCGGAACGCAAGCGGCGCAACGCTTCTACGGCGCGCACCTTCGGATCGGTCGAACCGCCGTCGGCGCCGGTAGCGCCGCTCTTGAGGTTGCCGCCGCCAGCCGGGTTGCGCTTCTGCTTCGGCTCGGGCGGCTTGGGGGCGTTCTCGTCGCGCCAGGCGATCAGCGCGTCAGCCGAGGCGACCAACTCGGCCTCGGTCTTGCCGGTCAGCGAGGCGACGGGCACGACCTTGCCGGGACGGTTGGCGACCCGATCGCGCAGCCGCTCGAACTCGACTGTCTCGGCGCGCTTCTCGGCCTCGGCGGCACGATCGAGCGCCTTCTGCAGCTCGGTCTTGTCCTTGTCCTTGATCGTCTGCAGCTCGGTGGCAGCCGACTGCAGCGGGGCGAGCATCGCGTCGACCTCGGCCTGCGTGTACGCCTTCGGCGCGTCGCCCTTGGGGGCGTCGGTGGCGGCCGGGGCGCCACCCTTGGGCGCGTCAGCCTTGGGGGCGTCGGTGCCTTCGGTGCCGTCGGTGCCCTCGGTGGGCTCGATATCGGCCATTGGTGTATCTCCTATTCAGTTGTGCAATTACCCGCGGTCGGCGGGAATCCTGTTGTGGTAGTGCGTCAGTCGGTGCGGGCGTTCTCGTAGGCGAGCGCGGCCGGTGATCGGGTGAGCCTGTCGAGCAGCATTCGGCGGTAGCCGCGGCGCCACAGCCGGGCCGGTGCGCCGGTGCCCGCGTACGGGTTTGGGTCGCCAGGGGCCGCCGCGCGGCCAGCACGCCATGCTGCGACCAGCACGTCGCGGTTCACTGCAGAAAGTCCGCGGTCAGTGCGCTGCGCCAGTTGCCGCTACCGGACAAAATCGCCTCCTTGAGCCCCGCTCGGGTGACGCGCCCGTTCTGGTCGAACCACTCGGCCATTTCCTCGGACATGTACTTGCGGGCCGTTGTCTCGTTGAGCGTCCACAGCTTTCGCGGGTCAATGTTCTTGCCGTCAGGGCCGTATCGACGCTTGAGCATCACGCCGCGGGTCGCGTCCTCAGCCTTGAAATACGCCTCGGTGATCATGTCCTCGAACACCCAGCCGAGCAGCTCGTCGAACGATCGGCCGGTGTGCCCGTCAGCGCGGGCTTGCGCCATGAAGTCGCGGCGCCGAATGAACTCGACCGACAGCCCGTACGCCTCTGATTCAGCCTCGGCCGGTTCCCAACCCTGCTCGATCAGCTCAAGCATCCGGTCGACCTTGGCCTGCTCGTCGGCCTGCTTGGCAGCCTCGGCTGCTGCGGCCCTCTCGGCGGCCTCACGCTCGCGGGCCTCGGCCTTGTCCATTTCGTCGACGAGCTTGTCGATACGGGCCTCGTCGCCAGCCTCGATCGCCGCCGACAGTTCGGCCTCGATCACGTCGACCGTGCGCTTGGGCTTGCGTTGCCGCTTGGGCTTTGCCGCCGGGGCCTCGGGCTCGCCGGTGCCGAGAATGGTCGCCAGCTCGGCGTCCACACGCTCGTAATAGGCCACGGCGTGCCGGTGCTCGTCCTCGGCGTCGAGCCACTGCCCAACACGGTGCAGCCGTGTGCGCTCATTGCCGCGCTGCTCCATTGCGTGCGCAATGGCGCCGGGTGTGCGCAGATAGCCGCTCTCGCCGAGCTTTACGGCCTCGTAGTCGTCGAGCCAGTCATGCACATAGCCGGGCGTCTCGTACGTCGCGCCGTCGCGCAGCGGCACGGCCACGCACTTGCAGTGATCGTGACCGGCGGCCTCAAGCGCAGTTTTGTGCGGGTGCAGCGCGTTGTACTTGGTGCGGTAGAGGCCGGGGGCGGCCTCGTCGTGCATCGTGAGCACGCGCGTGGCGAGCATCCGGCAGAATCCGCAGGCGTTGGCCGCCGCGTGCCGCACCCAACGGACGCCCTCACGCTCGGCGTTGTCCAGCACGGTGCGCCGCGATTGGTTGAACACTGCGCGCGTCGACGCACCCCGCAGCGCGGTGAGCGGATCGGCTTGCAGCAGCCCCCAGCGGCCCGACGCGGCGAGCTGCTCACGTTCAGGCAGCGGCGCAGGCTCGGGCACGAAATTTGCGGGGTCCGTAGCGTTTCCTGCGCTGATCTGCGCATATGCACCATTGCCGGCTGTTTGCTCTGCGTACCACTGCGCGGTGAGGTCACCGGCAGCGCCGAGGAACGGGTCGACCAGCTCGGGGTATGCGTCGGTGATCAGCGCCAGGCCCTCGCGCTGCGTCGCCTCGGCGAGGCGAGGCACGAGCAGGTCGACAGCACTGCCGACCCTGCCCGCTAACTCACTGAGAACGCCCTGAAACTCGGGTATCGCCGTCGTCAACGCCGCCCCCGTTCTCGTCGGCCTCGTCGAGGTCGTCGTCGCCGTCGACCACCTGGTCGACAGGTGGGGCGTCGGGCATTTGGGCCTGCGGCAGCGACATGAGGGTGTCGACCAGCGTCTTGGCGTTGGCGCCGCGCAGCGCTTGCTTGATCGCCTGTATCTGCTGCTGCGTCATGCCGGGCACCATTGGCAGCAGGAACTCGATCGGCACGCCCGCCTGCGCGAGCTTCACCACGCCGTCGACGACGGCGCCGAACGAACGGGCCTCGGTGTCACGCCAAATGACCTCGGCAGCCTTGTCGGGCGCCGTCTCGCTGCTGCCGTCCATTTCGACGCACAGCCGCAGAACTTGCTCCCACGACTCGCCGAAACTCTCGCGCTTGTTGGCGAGCTTGAGCTGCTCGCGGTGCTCGGCCGCGGCCAGCGCCTCGGCGCTGACGTTCACGACCTTGACCTGTGACGGGCTCACTTGAGCCTCCATCACGACGTGCTCCATCATTTCGGCCAACACGGCGTTGTACGGCTCGACCGACGCTGGCGGGAACGCCTGCGCCTTGACCTCGGGATCTTCAAACGTCCAGACCCGCAACGCCGATGCCTTAAGAACCTCGTCTTTGCTGCCAGTCCACCCGCTGATCACGCGCTGCGGATTGGCGCCGAACCGCGACACGATCAGCCGGTCGAAGTTCACAGCGTTGATCGCCTTCTGCAAACCGATCAGCGGCTCAATCTCGCCGACGATCATGTCGTCGGCGTCGCGGTCGTTGACGAACCGCACAGCCGGGCAGACGGGCTTACCGTCATCCGTTGCGCCGTGCGGAATTATGTCGTCGACACGGCGCAGCGTGATCGGCTTCGTGGCGGCCTCAGCCTCGCCCGTCGAGGTGACGGGCAGCTCGCCGAGGTCCAACTCGTACATATACCGCTCGTCGTACAGAACGCCCCGACGGCGCCGCTTGGCGTTCTTGTTCGTCACCCACGTTTCGAGGGCGTACTGCGGCCAGGCGTCGAGCACCGGGTCGACGTACACGGCGAGCAGTTGGCGCGGTGAGCGGCAACGAATCTCGGGCGTACCGTCCTCGCCGGGCGTGACGATCACGTACGACGCGCCGTATTGCACGGCCGGGCGATGCACCTCGGCCTGCCGGGCGTCCATGCGGTTCGCCTGCCAGATACGCCAGGCCGGGTGATTCTCTTGCGCGGTAACGGTGCGGTAGCCGACGACGCTCAGCGATTGCGCAAACGAGTTGCGGATCATCCGCAGCACATTCTTGATCGACAGCGCCGCAAGCTCTTTCACCTCGTCACTCGCGCCGTCGGGCACCGTGGGCTTGCCGCGCAGGCCCTTGACGTACTCGTAAATGCGGTCGAGCAAGCTGCGCTCCTGCAGGTGCAGGGCGTACATGTCGGCCACGATCTTGCCGAGCGCCTCACGGTCGAGAGCGTCGTCGGGCCAAGAGAACTCGGCGTCGTCGTCGTCCTCGATATCGTCGTACGGCTGCGGAATCACGCGGCCCCCTCTCACACGAACATGGCGCCGCCGCCGCTGTGCTTGGTCGCGTCAAGCGCGCCGAGCAGTGCCAGCGTCACGGCAACTAGCGGATGGATTACGCACGTCGGGTCTCGCCGGTCCCAGCCCCAGCCGCCTGCGTCGCGGATCGGCCGCTTACGGGCGCCCATGAGGGCGTCGGTAAGGGCGTCCTGGTCGCCGTGCGTCAGCGTGTCGCCGTCGACGTTGTTCTCAAACAGGCCGCACGCCTTAGCCATATCGGCCGCGCTCGTGCGCCGCACCTTGACCTTGCGGCGTTTCAGCTCGGGCACCAGGGCCGCGGCCGGGCTCGCGTCGTCGATCACCACCGGGATACGGCGCCCGGCACGCGAAACGATCCATTCGACGGCCGCCGCGGTGTCGGTGCCCGCCCAAACCTGCTCGACATGGCGGGTGTCGTCGTCGATCAGCCAGCAAGCGCCGATTGAGATAGCGCGGCCGTGTGACATGTCGACGCCGAGCGCGGCGGGCTTCTCGCCCTCGTCGGGGCCGAGCGGGTCGCGCAGGTCGGCCCAAACGCCGGGCTTGACGACCGCCGAGTGCACGGCGATCTTGTCCCAGATGCCCATTGCCTCGCGCCGGAAGCTGTCCCACGACAATGCTTTACGCATACGTTGGATAGCGCGCCTGCTTGTGCGGTGCGGGTAGCTCGGATTCATCTTGCGCCAGGTTGAATCGGCGTCGGGGTCGTCGCCCTCTTCTGCGCCGATTTCGACATACGCCACGTCGTCGCTGTCGCCGTCGATCGCCTCCTGCCGCAGGTTGGTGAAAACCTCGCCGGGGTCAGTAGGTTTCGGCGGCGTACCGGCGAACAGGATCAGGCCGTTAGGCGAGGCGTTCGTCGCCGGAATCATGTCGTCCATCGCGTTCTCTGTGAGGATTTGCGCCTCGTCGAAAATGAGAACGTCGACCTTGGCGAACCCGCGGCCAAAGCCCTTTTCGCGGGCGCCGAACAGGATTCGGCTGCCGTTGGTGAACAACACGGCCTCTTTACCGTTGCCGGTGAGCACCTGCTGCACGTGCGGGGCGATCTGCTCGCGCTTGGCGAGGCCCTGCATACTCTTGAATGTTTCTGCGGCCGTACGTGTTCGGTGTGCCGTCCAGATCACCGTTGTGTCGGGTGTCATCTTGCACAGCGCGAACACGAACGCGCCGAGAAAGTAGGTCTTGCCTGTCTGCCGAGGCACGGACATGGCGAACATGTCAGCGGCGTACAGGCCGTCGGATCGCTTGGCACACACCAGCTTTCCGAGGTCGTCCTGCCAGCGGTCGAACGCCAAACCCATGTTGACGTTGCACTCATGCCGCACGGACGGCCACGAGGTCGAGGTGATGCCCTCGGGCTTGATTACGTGGCGAGCAACCTCGGATAGCCGCGGCTCATAAGTCCGTGCCATCGAACGGCTCGTCTGCCGGGGCCTCGCCCTTACCCTCGCCCTTCTCGGCGCGCTGCAGGTCGATTGCCTCGATTTCGCGGGCAATCTCCATCGAGCGCCGGGTCAGCGCGGCCAGGTCGCGGGGCGGCGTCTCGGGGTCGTCGATCGCCTCGGCCACCCGCGTGTGCATGGCGACCAGCAGCCCGTAGCGGTCCCGGTCGACTGCGGCCTGCGTGATTGACTTACTCATCACGGCCACCGCCTGCCGACCACACCGGGCACACCTCGCCGTGCTCCTGCGCGCGCTCGGTTACGTCGAGCGGGAACACTCGGCACGGCGCCGACGTGGCGCCGGGCTCGGGCTCGGCCAGCTCAAAGCCAAGGGCGAGCTTGATCGGCTCGCCGCAGGCCGGGCAAGGTACCTCAGCGGTAGCGGGTGCGCGCATGGTCATATCTCCTGGTGTGGTGAGGTGCCGTGTTAGCTCAAGACGGCCTTTCAAGGCGTTGACGTGCAGAAATGCGAATTGCCGGCGGTTAGCCGGTGTGGGAGCGGGCGCGGCACGACTCGAACGTGCAACCGGCGGCTTTGGAGACCGCTGCTCTACCGATTGAGCTACACACCCATTTGCGCGCGGCCGGGCTGACGAGGCCCGGCACGTTGACGCCGAGTTACCAGCCGCCTCTATCCGTCGGTTGGGCTACGCGCGCTAGATCAGTTGCGGGGCGGCCAGTTCCAGCGTCCCGCAGTCGGTTTGTCGTCCTCGGCGTGCTCCACAAACTCGTTGAAGAACAGGCCCGACGGGTTGAGTACCGCGAGGCCGACAGCGCCCTCGACGGCGTGCACTTGCGTGACGATCGCCGCGCGGGGCTCGGGCAGGTACTCGCCGCCGGGCGTCCCATACGACTGGTAATGCACGATGCGGCCAACGGTCGGCGTCATGGCTCAATCTCCCGTATTGCGTAGAACTTCCCGCCGGTGACGTGCAGCGCCGGGGCCAGTGTGTCGAGCACGCGCTCGTCGAGCGGCATCACCTTGTCGTCGACGATCACCAGGTCGAGGTTGAACCCGCGGCCGTGCCCTTGCTTGATCGACGGCACGCTCATAGGCACAGCGCGGGCGACGTTCAGCGCGCGAGCGAGCCGGGCTGCGCCGTCGAGCGTGCTTGACACGACAGCGACGACCGGGCTCACGAGGGGCCGCCCATCATCGCGGCCTCTTGGCGGGCCTGCCGGTCGTTCAGCTCGACGAGCAGCTCGCCGATCGCCACCAGCGAGTGCAGCGTGATCTGCGTGAGCACGCCCTCGGTTTCGGTCCACTCGTGAGAGTCGAGAGCCACGCGCTGCGCCGCCAGCCGTTCGGCGGGCGTCACTCGGTGCCCTCGACGAACTCGGCGAGCTGGCGGGCCGTCTCAAGCACCGTGGCGCCGTCGTCGTTCAGGCCGTCGAGGTGCAGCCGGTGCGCCAGGTTGGCAACGCCGAGACGCACCTCGGCCGCGGCCGTCGAAACGATCGGGGCGTCGGGCAGGAAATGGATAGCCTGCGAGGGCGGCACGGATTGAGCGGTCACGGTCGGGCCTTTCGGTTTTGCTGCTTGAGCAGCGCGTTTGGAAAAAAATGCCGGGGAGACACAGCCGCCT